ACTATCAATGCCACTGGCAATATTACTGGTGGAAACTTAATATCCAATGCAGCTATTTCGGCTGCAACCACTATCGATGCCATTGGCAATATCACTGGTGGTAACTTAACAGTCAATGGCACAACAAATCTTGTAGGCAACGTCACATTAGCAAACATTTCCGCTTCGGGCCAAATTTTTGCCACTGGTGACATCACTGGTGGAAACTTAGTATCCAACGCTAATATTTCTGCAGCCACTGCTATCTTTGCCACTGGTGACATCACTGGTGGAAACTTAGTATCCAATGCGGCTATTTCGGCTGCAACCACTATCAATGCCACTGGCAATATCACTGGTGGTAACGTAACCACTGCTGGTAAAGCAGACATTGGTACACTAGAGGTAACAGGAACATCTAGTCTCAGTGGTAATATAACCAGTGCATTAAATGTAACAGGTAACATAGCTGGTGGCAACATTTCAACCAACGGAAGAATTGACGCTGTTGGCAATATTAGTGGCGGCAATATCATAGCCAATGATGGTGTGTTTGACAATCTTCAAGTAAGCGGCGACATTAACGTAACCAACGTTGTTGCCACAGGACTTGGTAGTTTTGGAACCACAGTTTCCGCTACAGGAAACATCACTGGCGGTAATATCATATCAAACAGCCTGATTCAAGGCGGGAACCTAAGTATCAACGGTGATGCTTTGATTGCCGGCAACTTAGCAGTTCAAGGCAATTTGACCTACATCAACGTTGACGACTTGCGTGTTGAAGATCCCATCATCCAACTAGGTGGCGGCGCCAACGGTAATGCACTAGTCAGCAACGACGGTAAAGACCGTGGTACGTTATTGACGTACTTCACCACTGGTCCAGGCAACGCATTCGTGGGTTTTGACAACTCAACCGGTAACATGATCATTGCAGATAGTGTTGGCATAGCCAATGATGTGATCACAGTCAACGGCTTTGGAACACTGCAAGCAGGTAATGTTTTTGCAACAGGCAACATAACAGCTACTGCAAATATAGCTGGCAACTTTGTAGCACCTGGATCTAACACCCAGGTCATGTACAACGACAACGGTCTCATTGCTGGCGATGCTGGTATGACCTACAATGCCACAACAGATGCACTGACAGTAGTTGGTGACATCACTGGTGGAAACTTAGTATCCGATGCGGCTATTTCGGCTGCAACCACTATCAATGCCACTGGTGACATCACTGGTGGAAACTTAGTATCCAACGCTAATATTTCTGCAGCTACTGCTATCTTTGCCACTGGTGACATCACTGGTGGAAACTTAGTATCCAATGCGGCTATTTCGGCTGCAACCACTATCAATGCCACTGGCAATATTACTGGTGGAAACTTAATATCCAATGCAGCTATTTCGGCTGCAACCACTATCGATGCCATTGGCAATATCACTGGTGGTAACTTAACAGTCAATGGCACAACAACTCTTGTAGGCAACGTCACATTAGCAAACATTTCCGCTTCGGGCCAAATTTTTGCCACTGGCAATATCACTGGTGGAAACTTAAACACCGTCAGTCAAGTAGCAGCCGCAACTGGTAACTTTACAGGCAACGTAGATGTACTAGGTAACTTGAATGCCACAACTGGTGTAGTGAATGCGAACTCTGCTATATTCTTGGGTAATACAATCACAGGTAATAATGCGGCGTTTGCAGGTATTCAAGGATTTACACAGTTGGGATCAAACGTTGTCATGCAGTTTGCTGGTAACGTTAATTCATACAGCCAACTTAACTTTCAAAATATTAACAACGGAACAGCCGCATCAACAGACTATATTGCCACAGCAGACAACGGAGACGATTCAAACTTTTATGTAAACTTAGGTATCAACTCCAGTACATTCAATGACCCAAGCTATGCAGGCTATGGACCAAATGATTCATACGTTCATAATCATGGCGGAAATTTGATTCTTAACCCAGAAACTGCAGGCAAGACCATACAGCTTATGGTTGGTGGCACTGATGCTGCGGATGTGATAGCACAGGTAACTGAACAAGGATTACAAGTCGATGTTGGTAATTTAACAACGTCAAATATTATCAGCGTCACTGGTCGTGTTACAGTTAACAGCGATAATTCAGATACTGATTTTGCAGTTAACGGCGATACCACTGCTAACTTAATGTACGTTGATGCTGGAACTGGAACAATCAGTTTTGGCAGTTCAACTCAAACCACAGGTGCTCTTGTATCATTTAACTCTAACACTTCTATATTAGCACCAGCTGGTAATACTGCACAACGTCCGAACACACCTGTTAGTGGTATGGTGCGTTTCAATACCTCAACATCATCTCTAGAGTTCTATAATGGTGACCAGTGGAGGTCCACAGATACTGTCTTTACATTAATTCAAAGTGAGACATTCAATGGTGATGGAAGCACAACAGAGTTTACGATCAACTCGGGCTATACTACCCTCAGCTGTTTGGTTTCTATCAACGGTATTGTGCAGGTTCCTACTACAGCCTATGCGATAGAAGGTACAACATTAACATTTACAGAAGCTCCTGCTATAGGTGACTTGATTGAAGTTCGTGAAATTACAACTACAACTACAGTAAGAGTTCTTACCAATGCCAACGGTTCGGCTATGATTGAAGTAACTGACAGCGACAATTATATCCAAGCTACCGGTAATCTGTTGCCCACTGCCAATGTGACCTACGATCTGGGAAGTTCAAGTCTGCGTTGGAAAGATGGATATTTTGGTGGTAACTCAATCACGTTAGGTAACATCGTACTGAAGAATACCACTGGAAATACATTGGCATTTTTTGGTCCAGATGGCACCACACCAGGCACATTGATCTCCAACAACGTCACGGCCATTGCCAACGGGACTTCTAATGTACAGACACTGAGCTCTGGAACAGTGAATATCAGTGCTGGAGGCAATGCTAATGTAGTGTCAGTGGCCAACGGATCTGTGACAGTCAAAGCAGATATACTAAACGGACAGGCCAACGGCGTGGGCAATATTGGTACATCAATCAATACCTTCAATACCATATTTGCCAAAGCTACATCTGCACAGTACGCTGACTTGGCAGAAAACTATGAATCAGATGCTGCCTATGAATCCGGCACTGTGGTATGTTTTGGTGGAGCCAAAGAAATTACTTTCTGTAATGAAGCAGATTGTACCAGCGTGGCAGGCGTGATTTCTACCAACCCTAGCTACTTAATGAACTCTGGGCAAACTGGAGCTTATGTTGCTGCTGTGGCGTTACAAGGCCGTGTACCAACCAAGGTCACTGGACAAATTCGCAAAGGTGATTTGATGGTTGCTGCCGGTGACGGACGTGCCCGAGCCAACAATAATGCTCGCGCAGGTACTATCATTGGCAAAGCTTTAGCAGACTTTGATGGTCAAGACGGAGTGATTGAGGTCGTTGTAGGACGAGTTTAACCCTCGTGCTCACGCAGAAAAATAGGGCTATTCTTGGCCCTATTTTTTTCAATAAATATTAGTTAGACTTAAGTAACAAATGGGATTAACTAGACCTCGCGCATAGGCAAAGCATTAGAAAGCTATGACAGCGAAACAGCGGGTATAATAGAAGTGGTAGCAGGAAGACTATGATAAACAAACAACGGTATCGAGCAGACTACAATGGAGAGTATGTTATAACCAAGGTAACATACAGAAACGGTCAAAAAATCACCGAACGAGAATATATTGCTAATCCCATTATCAATCAACACATATCTGGGCGTGCTGTGGTTGTGGCCAATGGTCATAGCCTACGTCAGGATGTAGTCACTGCTGTGGCCAATCACGGTGGCGGCCTGTTGGGAAAGAAAAAACTACAGACCTATGGCTGTGAAGGTTTGTGGAAGCAGATGCGCTTGGATTTCTGTATTGAATATGACATTCCAGTGCTGAATGAGTTGGTATCGTCCGGTTATGCCGAGCGTTCAGTGGTATATACACTGACCACAAACTGCTTAAAAATGCCTGGTGAGTTCTATTTGATTCCGTATTGCGTGAGATTGGCTGCACCAGCCGCTGCCGCATATTTGGCAGCCTTTGACGGACACAAAGAAATTTTCTTGTTGGGAATTGATGGCACTACCAACGAGTATCACATTGATCACAAGCACATCATTGATATCAAACAGGTATTAGAAGCCTACCCCAACACAAAATTCTACTTTGTCACAGATGGAGCCTATCCACATGATGAATGGCGTGTATTTAAAAATACAGAAGTGATAGATTACGCACAGTTTATTCTTCACTGCGATGTCTGATACTGTTGTTGCACAGTAGACATTTTTTGTTTGATTTCATCAAAGTTCACAGTTGACCACAGACCAGGATGCAAAGGTTTGGGCCAAGCGTTCGAATCAATCCACGCCCAGCCATGGTGCTCGTCATTTAAGATAGGTGTAAACTCTCCAGCCACACTGCACAAAAACGTGTGATAATAGAAGTTACCGTCAGGGCTGGTAAACTTTTCAATAGGTACAAGTTTGATTTCTTTGGGCCAAAAGCCCAGTTCTTCTATACACTCTCTGCGTATGGTATCCATTAAAGTTTCGGACTTTTGACTTTTTCCTCCTGGCAAGCCCCATGTGCCAGGATGTCTGTCATCGTTGCGCAATAGATAAAGATAACGATCAGTGGACACTGAATAAAACCATACACCCACTGCATTCATAGAACCAAACTCCACTCGCCTTCGGGATACAAACCTTCATAGCTCTTGAGCCACACGCCATCAGCCCAACGATACTGTATACCAGTGGTCAGATTGGTCACATACTGCACATCGCTGAGATTGGTATGCAAAAATACAATGTTCCATTTTTCGCCGTCGTATTCGATGATGTCATTGGTAGTAGCATACAGCACTTCTCCGTTGATACCAGTCCAGGCAGGAGCAACGGCTGTGTAGTCAGGTGTACCTATGTCGCCAACTAATAGATATCGTTGTCCTGCCGCGGCAGCAGGTAGTCCTGAATCAGGACCGTTGCGTTGGGGATCTACGATAGCATTCACAGGCATCAGTGTGTTTTGAGGTATGGTATCTTCGTCCACAGTGAACAGCAAGAATCTGTCGTCTGCGGGATGATAGGCCACTGTACCTACTATTACAGTATCATCATAGGGATTGTCAAGTCTGATCTGGCTGATGCCGTTCTGCAAATCACCAAACATGTTGACCACTGTATGCCACATCACGTTGCTGGGTGGAGAAGTATCAGGGTTGATAGTGCCCTTGCCTGGTACCACAGCTGATGGCTCCAGCACCTGCAGTTGATTGCCTATAAGCAACACTTGATAGTTGTAAGGAGTAAACTTTTGTCTGGTACCCAACAACAGGTCTCCATACACTGCTTCAGTGAGATCACCAGCTGAGTCATACATACTGGCAATGATCTTTTGCACCACGCCCAGTTTTTTGACTTTAGCAGGTGGTGATATCCATATTGGCAGAGTAAACTGCAATGACGCTATGTCAATGGGGTCTTCAGTGCCCTGTGGAATGGTGCGCGATGACCAGGTCACTGCTTCTAACTCGCACACACTCAAGCTAGTCCAATCTAGATAGTTGTCTGTGCTTTGTATTTCCAGCGCAGGATTAAACAAGGTAACAATCTGTTCCAAGATCTGGAACTTCTGATTGGTGTTTGAAGTCCATATATCTAGTTTGATACCAAGATTGAAAGGCACAGGCATCAAGCGTTCTATAGTAAAAGCGTTGCCCTGAGTGGTTTCGTAGGTTTGTGTGTCTGTGTCCCAATAGCGTTGGCGCACATTGGTTTTGTCAACAAAGTAAGGCTCTTGCACTCGATCTCTAGCATATTGTAGTTCAGTGATATAAAAAGTCATCAACGGTGTTGATGGCAATGTGTTGGCTGAGTTGTTCTGCAACACAGTCTGTGCCTGACGACTGGCATCACCATAGCGAATAGGCACACGCAACAAACCTTTTACTCCTTGATCATTACGTCCATACTCTACCTGAAAGTTTGAAAATATTCTAGTAAACTGAAGCAGGAAACGTCTTATCTGCTCATCATAAAAAAACTGTTGCATTAGTTATCCGCCTCAGGTTTGAGAATATTGCTAAGACCTTGTCGCTGTGGTATTGGTCCACGATCTGCTGTTGGTGTTGTGGCAGTGTTGTTGACAAAACTGCTACGCAGAGTTGTGTTTTCTGGCCCGGGTGTAAGGTTGGTACGTACGGCATCTTCAATCTTGACCCAACGACGTCCAGAAAAACGAAACAGTCTATTGGGAAAATAATCCAACCGCAGTAAATAGTCACCTTCTTGTGCGTTGAGAGGAAAGTTAATGCCCGGTGTAACTGTGAAACCATTGGGTGCAACACCGTCTCCTGACAAATAGCCAGCAGTGTATCCATCGCCACGCGGAGTCACAGCAGTGGCGTCTGAGTTGACATTGGTACTATCTACAGATACCAAAGTATAGTCCACTGTGGGATTGGAGGCTGGATCTGCTGGTGTGCCATCAATGTTTGTGGGTACTATATAAAACTTTACAGCATCGTAGCCTGATTTTGGAACTTCAAACTCGGCCTGTGCCAAAATAGCATCATTGAGTTCATAATCTTTTTTGCGTGTTCCAATGCTTTCTTGTATGGTAGCAGGAGTGTATACTTCCCAAAGTGGATCAGTGATAGGCGTGCCCACTGGCACAGGATCTTTGGCTTTGTAATAGGTATTGCCATCTAGCACTATGCTAGCTCGAGGGTAGTAGTTACCTGGATCCCAAATGTTATCCTGTGCAAAAGGCTTGCTGAGGATGTCGTTGTATTCTTGTGCGCCAACCAATGGTGTGGCTTTTACACGCCAAAGGTGCGGCAGCCACGTGGCACTAAAACCCTCGCTGGCAAATGCAGTGTCTTGTATCACATAGTATTTGGGCAAGGCCTTGGGCAAGGCTTCGTTCAAAGGATTGTAATCTTTGAGATTGGGAAACTCCAGTACATCACCTGACATCAGTTTGCGACCCAGCGTGTCTATCATGTCGTTGTAGTGGAAGGTGATAAACAAGGTATCGTTGTTTAAGAACAAGCCAAACTGGGTAAGGTCAAAGTCAATGTCCTGTTGATTGTAAATACCTCGCATGACGTACACATCTGTGCTGTAGACCCTATCTCTGTTTTCAATCAGTAATAGATCTTCGACAAACAGTGGATTTTCATAACTATATGCTGGTTGGGTGGCATCCTGTGTACCACCAGTCTGCGAACTTGAGTCATCACCGTGGGGTTTTGATCCCAGATACTTGTGGACATAGATGTCTAACCCGCCCACAGTGTACATTTCTGATATGGTGCGGTCCAAAAACTTATAATCATTCTGGCGATTTGGGCGATAAAGACTGAGTCTGGGCATAGTTAGTATTTATGGGTAGGTTGACCTGAAAATCCAAATGTGCTAAAATACTACATTATCAACATGGAGCCGCTTTGAAATCTACCACTGCACTCAAACCTGCCAAACCTTTGCATATCCGCGCCGCAGATACCAAATACATGGGCGAAGAACCTGCATGGAAGTTTCAACCCGATGGCGAGTGCCGAGCCAGTACTCTGGGTCGAGCATTTAACTGGTACAACTATTATTTGGACAAGAAAGAAGCCAAGGAGTTTGTGGCAGATTGGTTGAATCGTCACGAAGATAAAAACACCAAAGCATTTCGCAGTGTGCCAGAACAGGGTGTTCCCAGCACTCTGGGTTGGCTCTGCCGCATGAACATCATGGGATTAGAGCTCACAGAACATGAACTGTTGTTTGTCAAAAACTCTGTCAGTGCCCTGCTTGAAAAACACAAACCAGCTATAAAACTATCGGCTCAAGAACAAGCATCAACTGATGACAAGGCCGAAAAACAAGCAGAAACTGCCCGCATCACAATCCAGGATCGCTTGCGTGAAAAAGTATTAGAATGTGCCGGCGAACTTGAAGGTATGTTTGACGACTTTATTTTGGCCGGCGCTAGAATGAGTGCAGATTACAAACCCATCACTTTGATGCGTGGTATGAATGTTGCGCCGCAAATGGTGAGCACCATCGTTGATCATTGGAAAAAACGAGCGACCGAGATTAAACAAGTCATTGCTGGCAAAGATGCTCAGTTGGTAGAAGGTTACAGCTCATGGACCAGAACACAGCTCAAGAACTTTCTAAAGTTCAGCGAGCAAGTGATCGCGGATTGCGGCAACTATGTACAAATCAAGAAAGTAGAACGCAAACCTCGTGCCAAGAAAGCAGTAAGCCCGGAAAAGCAAGCCAGCAAATTCAAGTTCCTAAAGAATTTCGCCGAGCTTAAGCTCGTATCAGAATCTCCGGCCAAACTGGTAGGTGCATCAGAAGCCTGGCTGTACAACACCAAAAAACGTAAACTGATCCATGTGGTTGCAGATCAACACGCTGGCAGTTTTTCAGTTAAAGGGTCCAGCATCGTGGGCTTTGACACAGGCACAACCAATCAAAAGACTCTGCGCAAGCCAGCAGAACAGCTCAAAGCTCTACTGGCCGGAGGAAAGCCTGCCCAGCGCAAGTATTTCAAAGATATCAAAGCCACAGAAGTCAAGTACAATGGGCGTGGTAATGAGAGCTTGATCATACTCAAAGCCTGGTAAATACAGGGAACAGGAGTCCCCAATGCCGGATCAAAATGAATCAACACTAGATACGCTCAAACAAAATCTCATTGAATATGTGCGCTTGACTCTGGGCGATAATATCATTGATCTCGAGCTGGACCCTGCACACTATGAAGCCGCATATCAACGTACCATAGGCACTTATCGCCAACGTGCGCAGAATGCCTATGAAGAGTGCTATATTTTTTTAACGCTGATTGAAGACGTCAATATCTATACCTTGCCACAGGAAGTCAATAGTGTGAGACAGGCCTTTCGCCGCACCATAGGTAACTCTCAAGGTCCGTATTCATCCAGTTTTGATCCGTTTAGTTCGAACACTCTCAACACCTATCTGTTGAACTACAGTACAGCCGGTGGCCTAGCCACATATGATTTTTACACACAGTATGTGGAACTGGCTGCCCGTATGTTTGGTGGATTTTTGAACTATACCTTCAATCCAGTGACCAAGCAGATACAGTTCATGCGCGATCCCAAAGGCACAGGCGAAGTTATTTTGCTCTGGGTTTATCAACTCAAACCAGAGATTTCTCTGCTCAGCACCTATCAAATCAATCAATGGATCAGAGATTACATGGTAGCCGCTTGCAAGATGATCATTGGCGAGGCCCGTGAAAAGTTTGCCCAGATTGCCGGACCACAAGGCGGGAGCACCCTGAATGGTGCCGCACTCAAAGGCGAAGCACAGGCGCAAATGGACCTCAAGGTGGAAGAGCTCAAACAATACGTAGACGGATCCGAGCCTTTGACCTTTGTTATTGGTTAAATCTCCTGTTTGACTTCATAGTCGGCTCATGCTATAATACAGCATGGACCTAATGATTGACATTGAAACTGTGGGTACAGGCCCTGAAGCCTGTATTCTTACCATTGCCGCACAGGCGTTTGACCCATTTTCTCGCGGATATTTTGATCAACAATACTATGCTCGTGTTGATATAGAAAGTCAGCCAGGTCGCAACATCGAGAAAGGTACCATTGATTGGTGGGCCACCCAGCCGCTAGCAGCCAAGGACGAAGCATTCAACCCAGAAGGACGTATTCCGCTGTCGCAAGCACTAGAAGAACTGGGGCGCATTGTCTGGCACTCCAAACGTATCTGGGCCAACGGACCTACCTTTGACATGAATATCCTTGAACATGCTTACAAGAGCTTTGGGTTGGCACTTCCCTGGAAATACTATGTGGTGCGTGATGCTCGCACAGTATACGGACTTTGCCCAGGTCTAAACAAATATCATGCCAGTCATCATGCCTTGGAAGACTGCCGTAGGCAGATTGATCTGTTACACGACTCTCTAGAAATGTTAAAAATAAAGGAACTGGTATGATCATTGGAATCTGTGGATTCATTGGATCTGGCAAAGACACCATTGCAGACTACCTGGTTAATATATATCAGTTTAGGCGTGAAAGCTGTGTCAACACACTGAAAAATGCTGTGAGATCTGTGTTTGATTGGGATTAAACCATGCTGGAAGGGCGCACAAAACAAGCCCGTGAATGGCGCGAACAAGTAGATACGTGGTGGAGACAGCGTTTAAATCAAGCTATAACTCCTCGCTGGATTCTGCAATACTGGGGCACAGAAGTATGCCGCAAAGGATTCATGACAATATCTCGATTGCCAGCCTGGAAAACAAACTGCGTAATAGTCAAGATGACGTGGTTATTTTGGACTGCAGGTTTCCTAACAAAATCAAAGTTATCAGGAATCAAGATGGTATTGTGCCGAGAGTGGTGCCAGGACCCGAGCCCGAATGGTACGATTTTGCGCTAGAAGATAATCTCAAGGGTTAAGAAACAGCCAAGTGGGAGTTGATCAAGCAAAAAGTCCATGCCAGCAAAACTGCTTGGGTAGACACTAAGTTTGATGCTGTGCTAGATAACAACAGCACATTAGATCAACTATATACCCAGGTCAACGATCTTCTTCAAGGTCTCCGTGACGCCAAGGCAAATCGCTTCGAGTAACTTCCACAGTGCAGTTCAAACAAATACTTTTAAGATTGCGTAGATCAGAGTTATTGAGATTTCCATCCATGTGATAAACTAGGATTTGTGCAGTGCTCTTGGCTCTAAATCCACAACGATCACAAATCATTTTTTTCTTATAACCAGCTGATTGCCAACGAGGTATAGCTGGTTTTTGTTTGCGTCCTTTGCGTATACAAGCATCACATCGACTGCGATAATAGATTTTATCATCTCTGTAGCAGTTGATAGCAGTGGGATTCTTGGCACAGGCCTTGCACATTGGGCGAGTCATGTTGTATTTACGCCTACAAAACCTTAGGTAAGGGCAAGGTTAGACAGCGGTTTTGGTGCCTGCCGCTAAATATGAATAGCACTTTTTATAGAAGGAACAGACACATGGCACTAGTTTCCCCAGGCGTAGAAGTTACAATCATTGACGAAAGTAACTACTTACCAGCCCCAACTAATTCAATACCGTTCGTCTTGATCGCCACAGCGCAGAACAAGATCAGCGGTAGCGGTGTAGGCATTGCTGCCGGCACCACAGCGGCCAATGCTGGCAAGGTTTATTTAATCTCTTCACAGAGAGATTTGGTCAATACGTTTGGTAATCCATTCTTTTATCAAACCACAGCAGGCACGCCCATCAACGGCTACGAACTCAACGAATATGGATTGCTTGCGGCTTATTCAGCACTGGGCATATCAAATCGTTGCTATGTACAGCGTTCCGACATTGATCTCAGCGAACTTACAGCCAGTCTAACACGTCCTACTGGTAGTCCAGACAATGGCACTTACTGGCTAGATACTCTGGAATCAGCATGGGGCATTTTTGAGTGGAGCTTCACTAACTCTGCATTCACACTGAAAACACCTATTGTGCTTGTCAGCACTGATGATCTTGACAGCGGTATTCCCAAAGACAGCATTGGCAACATTGGCGACTACGCTGTGGTTGCAACCAACTCTAGCAACCCAGTTTATTATAAAACTGGCGGTAACACAGAAAGCAATCCCACTGTGGCAGCCAACACTTGGGTGCTGGTTGGCAGCAATGATTGGAAAAATTCATGGCCATCAGTGATTGGTACAGCTACCAATCCAACCCTGACTGCCGGTACATTCTTCCTCAATGACACACTGATTAACTTCTCAGGAACCAACGTTACACAGCTAGCTACAACTATAAACAGTGATATGCCTAGCGATTCGGGTATCAGTGCTCAAAACGTCAGTGGCAAACTGGTGTTGTATATCGATGGCCGAGGCACAGACGATAGTTCTACTGACAACGGTAACGGTATTCTTGATGTGCGCGACGGTTCAGGCGATGTTTTGGCTGCCGTGGGCATCACGCCAAAAATCTACTGGGCACCTGTGTTACAGGCCAGTCCAAACTATACTGTTCCACAGTGGAGATCCAGCAGTTCTGAGCCTCACCCATCTGGATCAGTTTGGAACAAGACTAACAATGTAAATCAGGGTGCAAACCTGGTGGTCAAGAAGTTCAGCTCTACGCTGAGCTTGTTCATCCAACAAACATGTCCTATCTATGAAAACGATCAGTATGCAAACAAAGCTCTTGATCCAGCTGGTGGCGGCCGCAATATCGCTGCTGGCAGTACCTATGCTCAATATGACGTCAACGACGATGATACTTTTACGCTGAAGATTTTTGAACGCCTGCAAAGTGGTTCAACTATTGTCACAGGCGATGACACATTGCCCACATTCACACCTGGTGATACTTTCACTATTCAAGCCAGTGTCAAGAACAGTAACAATCTAACTTCAACCGTGACTGCCACTCTGGGCGGTACCACAGCCGCAGACTTTGTCACTGCATTCTTGGCTGCTAATGTGGCAAATACCACAGCCGGAGTTACCAGTGATGGTGCTGTACAAATACAGCATACACAGGGCGGTAGTATTGTGTTAGTTGACACAGTTGGTACACCAACTGCTGATGCTGGATTCAACATCCAAGTAGAAGGAGTCAAATATACCACTCCTGATGATGTTGCCAATGGACTGACCTTGAGCAACTGGGTGTCACTCACCTATACAGCATCAGATTCAGCACCTGATCAAGATCCTGCTGATGGTCGTTTGTGGTACTATTCTGCCACTGACCAAGTTGACATCATGATCAATGATGGAACCAACTGGAAAGGTTACAAAACAGTGGACAACGATTCACGTGGGTTCAACTTGACACTGACCAATCCGACAGGTCCTATTGTGTCTGTGACTGCTCCTACTCTACAGACTGACGGCACTGATCTAGTGTACGGTGATCTGTGGATTGACATCAGTGATTTAGAACAGTATCCTATAATCAAGCGTTGGGAACCTTTGGACGGCACAGATCAATGGGTACTGCTTGACAATACAGATCAAACCACACCCAATGGCGTGGAGTTTGCAGATTTCCGTTGGGCTACCAATGGAGACACAGACCCTATCACCGCACCTAAGCCAACTATAACTAGCTTGTTGTCTAGCTCATATCTGGATCCAGATGCACCAGATTACAGTCTCTATCCAGAAGGCATGTTGGGATTCAACTTGCGTCGTTCAGGATTTAATGTCAAAAGCTTCAAAGTTGATTATTTCAACACCACTGACTATCCTACATTCACAGGCACTGTAACAGATGCATGGGTCACTGCCAGCGGATTGCAAGACAACGGTGCTCCTTACATGGGCCGTAAAGCAGTGCGTGCCATGGTGGTAATGGCCATGAAGTCCAGCATTGACAGCAATCAGGAACTGCGCGAAGAACAACGCCAGTTTAACTTGATAGCTACACCAAACTACCCTGAGCTGATTCCTAACATGGTAGCACTCAACAACGAACGCGGTCAAACAGCGTTTGTGATTGGTGACACACCAATGCGACTAGATGACAGCGCTGATGCTATCACTGCCTGGGCTACCAATGCCGCAGGTATGGGGTTAGACAGCGAAGACGGCCTGGTCACAGCAGATGCATTTCTAGGCACTTTTTATCCTTCATGTCAGACCACAGATCTTTTAGGTGCCACAGTGGTACAACCACCTAGCCATATGATGATCCGTACTATCTTGCGTAGCGACGAAGTCAGTTATCCATGGTTGGCACCAGCTGGTACACGCCGTGGTATTGTTGACAATGCATTTGCATTAGGATATGTAAACGCACAGACAGGAGAGTTTGTATCAACAGCTACCCGTCAAGGTATCCGTGATGTGTTGTATGAAAACTCTATCAACCCAATCACGTTCTTGCCTGGATCAGGTATCTTGAACTATGGTAACAAGACAGAGGCTACAGCACCAAGCGCACTGGATCGTATCAACGTAGCACGTTTGGTTGCATTCTTGAGAGCACGTCTAGACAGCATTGGCAAGAACTTTGTGTTTGAACCCAACGATCAAATCACTCGCGATGAGATTTCTAGCTCCATTCAAAATCTACTCAATGATTTGGTCGCTAAACGTGGTATCTACGACTACTTGGTAGTTTGCGATGAATCAAACAACACACCAGCTCGTATCGACAGAAATGAACTGTATGTTGACATCGCTATTGAACCTGTCAAGTCTGTTGAGTTTATCTACATTCCTGTGCGAATCAAGAACACAGGTGAGATATCTGCAGGCCAGATTGCAACATCAAGTACCGTCTAACGGTATCGCAAATGCAGAAAAATGGGGCTTTGGCCCCATTTTTTTTGATCTCATCTGCCATAAATAATTACATAATAGGAGACAAACATGTCCATCGCATCATTAACTAGAATGACCGTGCCTTTGGCCAGTGATCAGTCAAGTCCAACACAAGGCTTGCTCATGCCAAAGCTCAAGTATCGCTTCCGTGTGGTATTTGAGAATCTTGGAGTCAGCACACCAAGAACCGAGTTGACCAAACAAGTCATTGACTTCACACGTCCATCAGTGACCTTTGAAGAAATGCAAGTACCGGTTTATAACTCCACCATTTATTTGGCTGGCAAATACAGCTGGGAAGCTCTCACAGTTAACTTGCGAGATGATGCAGGTGGTAACGTGGCCAAGTTAGTCGGCGAACAACTGCAAAAGCAGTTGGACTTTATGGAGCAGGCATCCGCCAGTTCAGGCATTGACTATAAGTTTACCACACGTTGTGAAATCCTCGATGGTGGCAACGGTGCGTCAACTCCTGTGGTTCTTGAAACTTGGGAGATCTATGGTTGCTACTTGGCCTCAGTGAACTACAACGATCTCAACTACGCAGAGAGCTTACCAGTTACTATTACCATGAACATCCGCTTTGACAACGCTACCCAAACTCCTATTGGTTCTGGTGTTGGCGCGTTAGTGGGCCGAACACTGGGCGACGTAGTAACAGGTTAACGACATGGCCTTTGGACAGGACTTCCTAAAGGGGTTCTTTGGAAGTGACTATCTAAAGGACTACACACACGCCAGCAAGACTTTTCGTGCCAACGGATATCAGCTAGCGCCTCGCTACAAGTTTTTATTCCACGTCTACTTCAATCTCAACACAGTAGAAATACCCAAACTCAAAGAAGTTTTCAACAGGGCTGATCAACAAAATCTTGGTCTCTTGGTCAAGACCGTGCAGTTGCCCAACTACGACATTGACGTAGAGACGATGAACCAGTACAACCGCAAGCGGTTGGTGCAGAAAAAAATCAACTACAATCCCTGTCAGTTTACTTTCCACGATGACGGTAACGACTTGATCCGTAACATGTGGTACAACTACTTTGCTTATTACTACAAAGATCCTACTCAACAGTATTGGGGCGTGCCTGTTACACAAGGCAGCTTGGGACAGAGCGGCAACGGTGGAGATCCCAAACTCAGTTACAACGGTCGAGACATCTATAAAGATGATCGTACAGTCAACGATTGGGGATACATTGGCGAAAGTTACAGTGACGGAGCAGCCGGTGTTGGTGGCAAAGCACCATTCTTCAAAGATATTACGATTTATGGCATGAGTCAACATGACTTCTGTGCTTATGTGTTGATTAACCCAATGATCGCTGACTGGCGACATGATACCTATGATTACAGCCAAGGCAATGGTCTTATGGAACATCAAATGGTTGTGCGCTATGAAACTGTGAAATACTATCAAGGTAAGATTGATACATCAAGACCCAGCGCAAATATCAAAGGTTTTGCTGACCCTGCCAACTATGATACCAAACGCAGTCCTTTGAATAGATTGGGCAACAGTGCAACCATATTGGGACAGGGCGGCTTGATTGACACAGTGGGCGGCATTGTCAACGACCTACAGAGTGGATCAGTTTTGGGTATCATTGGTGCTGTACAAAAAGCTGGAACTGCTTATCAAACATTCAAAGGAAAAAATCTTGCCAGCATCGTTCGTAACGAAGCCAATGCTGTGGTCAAAGACGTGATCAGAGCCGAGCTGCCAGGTGCAGTGCGTCAGGCTGCCAACAAGGCCGATGGATTTTTCTTTCCTAAAGTACCTGCGCAGGTAAACACTACTACCGCATCGCCGGCCACACCTCGTTCGGCCACACCTACATTGACAAGCCCTTCCACACAGGTTGTGCCTAGATGACATCAGTAAACTACAGTGATCCAAAAATTGATACCACGGTCAAGGTATTTGATCGATTCTATGTGTTTGAATCAGACGTACCAGTGGACCAATACGATGCTGTGCTCAGCTATTTCAATCGTGTTTTCAAAAATAAGCTAGCCGCGCAGAACTTTACGGTTAGCCTGTTCCAAGTGGCTGAGTATTCCAAACGTCCAATAATGGAGCTTCTGGCAGAAATACAAGGAAAGGATCAACTACAACTAACAGCCACTCTGTGTTACTATCTCAACAATCAGCGTAGCAATGCCACCTTGTTGGGTATAAATGCTTTGGTCACTCCAAACTTCTATGCGGCCCGTAATGTTCTACCATGAGCAGGAACTACACACAGGGTTTCTTTGAAGTACGCAACTCACAAAAGTATTTAGGCAAAGGCAAGCCCAAATATCGTTCAGGTTGGGAACAGGCCTTTATGCGTTTCTGTGACAACAATGACAGCATTGTGGGTTGGGCCAGTGAGTCAATATCGATACCCTACCGCAATCCGCTGACAGGCAAGATGACCAACTATATTCCTGACTTTCTCATCCAGTATCGCACCAAAGATAATACTGTAAAAACTGAGCTAATCGAAATCAAGCCCAAAAAACAAAGTGTATTAGAAAGCAAAGCATCTGTTCGAGATCGTGCTATCGTTGCTGTAAACTATGCCAAGTGGGATGCGGCAACCAAATGGTGCCGCAGGCAAGGGCTTCAGTTTCGTGTGATAACCGAAGACGATATCTTCCGCAACGGCAAGAAATAATGCGGTAAATACCCACATGACACGCAAACTTGAAGAACTTTTTGATTTGCCAGGGCAAGATGATACTGATCCTGCGCACCCTGGTAACGACGTAGAGGGAAATCTACCCATACTGCCCGAATCCTTGGCTACCTTAGACAAGATCGAATCTGCACTACCGGCAGTGCGCGGCCTTGAAGCATCAGATACCGAAATGGACGAGCTGGCCAAAAAAGCCACGGAAAGCTATGACAGTCTCATGGACTTGGGCATGCAGGTAGACAGTCGCTATGCCAGTGAAATCTTTGCTGTGGCCGGTGCCATGCTGGGACATGCTATCACTGCCAAAACAGCCAAGATGAATAAGAAGTTAAAAATGATACAACTTCAACTACAAAAAGCCAAGATGGATCAAGATTCAGACAATCCTCAAGTTACAACAGGCACAGGGCATATCTTGGATCGTAACGAACTATTGGAACGCTTGTTGCGTCGCGAACAACCAAAGAAGCCAGCATAGGTAAATATGATATAGGGGTTAAATATGAAAACTTTTGCAGAATACCTAACAGAATCTAAACACACATACGATTATCGCATCAAAATCGCCGGAGATTTGCCCGCAGGTTTTATGAGTGGATTCAAAGAAAAACTCAAGCAGTTTGATGTAGTGTCGATGAGCGATACCAAGAAAACACCAGTGCAAAAAAGCCTGCCTGATTTTCCTAAGTTTCCAAACGAGAGCATGACTTTTGTTGATGTTATTTTTAACTATCCAGCAACACCTCCACAGATCACCCAAATAGCTCAACTGTTGGGATTAGATCCAAATCGTATTGCAATGACTGATAAAAAATATGCTGACAGCGTTGACGCAGAAGTTATTAAACAAGATGATGAAAACAAAAATCTTCTCACAGATACTGATTATCCTGCCCCAGATAAACAGCAACGTGATCTCAAGAAAGATTATTCTGCGGCACCCAAAGAACATGCAGTGGTCAAGAACGCATACAAGAGTTCGTTCACAGTGGCTGGTGGCAAGACACCACCAGCAGTGACCACAGACGACTTCCCAATGGGACAGAAGAGTCCCATTGGTGGTACCAACAAAATACCAGCTGTACACAGCGCAGCCAGATAAGGAAAACAAAAATGAACAACATGTACGAAATACTAGGTAAGATGAACCTGTTGGAAGGTCGAGGTAGTAAACCTGACTTCCTTGATCTGGACAAAGACGGCAACAAAAAAGAATCTATGAAAAAAGCTGCCGGAGAAGTTGACGAATCAACCAGAGACTATTCTGCTAAAAAGGCACGTGCCGGCAAAGACATTGGCAAGCCAGGCAAAGCCTTTGCCACTATCGCAGCCAAAGCTGGTAAGGCCTATGGGTCAGCCGAGCGCGGCGAAAAAGTTGCTGGTGCTGTATTGAAAAAACTTCGCGCCAAGGAAAGCATAGAAGAATCAGACATGGATGAGAGTGCATTACAGGCTTATCTAGGCAAGAAAAAATATGGTGAGACAGGCATGAGGGCCCTACAAAAGGCCGGACGTGAAGGCGCCAGCAAAGAAACTATGGCCCGGATTCGTGCCAAACATGACAAGATGGACGAAGCTGACATGGAAGAAGGCAACAAGTTCACAGGCAATCTGGCCAAGGCCCGTGCCGCTGGATTAAAGAAAGCCGATCTTGACGGTGATGGCGATATGGAAACAGTGCGTGAAGAAAGTCTTGACGAACTAGACATGCGATTGCTCAAAGGCCTACAAGGCGCAATGACTAAAAATCAAAAGGATCCTGAAAGCGAACGCAACATACACAAAAAGTATGGCTATCGTACCAATCGTGATGAAACCACTGATGACGACTACGACGAACACGGTAATCTCAAAGACAAGAAAAAAGGCCGTCCCAAAGGTTCAGGCCGTAAACTTGGCGCCAAAGGCCCAACTGGTCGTAGCAAACTACTTCGCATGAAGGAAGATGAAACACAGTTAGTAGATCGTGGCGAATATGATCGCGAAGGCGACATGGCCAAAGAGCAACTACATACAATCGAAGCAGCCGCCAAAGAACTACATCGCATCCTAAGTGATGACCAAAATCTACCTGAGTGGGTACAGAGCAAGATCACCAAGGCCATGGACTACATTGACACAGCACGTGACTATATGGCCAGCCAGAAAGTTGAAAAAGACGAAGAAGGCATGATGCCCGAGCGCAAACTCTCTAAGCCTGAAATGGCCAAGCGCGAAAAGTTTGTAAAGTCAATGAAGAAATCCAAAGGCGATTTTGAAAAACGCTATGGCGAGCGCGGCGAAGAAGTCATGTATGCCACAGCTACCAAGATGGCTAAGAAAAAAGGCAAAGAAGAAACTGAAGAAAGCACAGTAGCCGGATCAGTAGCATCTGCCCCCACAGGCAGCAAAGGCAAAAAAGGTATGGTGTTTGGGAAAGGCGTGTACGAAGGCCAAATCTTAGAAAGTTTTGACAACAAGCTCAAGACAGTGTTGTCAGAAGGCATGAGCATCAACATGAGCATGGGTGAAAACGGTAAGAAGAGTCTGTCAGTTAACGCCACAGATGAAGATGCTATCAAACTTGCACAAATACTGAAACTGGCAGGCATGGGGTCGGGTGCTGGATACAAAGAAGCATGCCCTGCGTGTGGACAACAAGATTGTGGCTGTGAACAAATGGAAGAAGATGCTATCAAACTTGCACAAATACTGAAACTGGCAGGCATGGGGTCGGGCGCTGGACACAAAGAAGCATGCCCTGCGTGTGGACAACAAGATTGTTGCTGTGAACAAATGGAAGAAGATGCAGCCAATGCACCTAAGCCAGAAATGCAAAGCACTGACTACATGACCAAGACCATAGCAGGCGGGTTGAACAAGAACAAAGTCACTGGCATGACAACCATACCAGTGGTACCAACTCAACAGGTTTCAGAATCAGAAATGGAATCTAACTTGATGAGTCTTTACAAACAGTACAAATCGTCATGAAATCTCTAAAAGATTACATCGTTGAATCAGAGCAGTGGATGGAAAATCCAGCAGTGGGAGATGACTTTGCTATCAATATCAAGGAAGATTGCTTGTTGGAAAGTCATATCATTGCTGTGGAAGAAGACAGACTGTGCATCGAAGCAGATGACAAGTTGATTGCCATACTGGAAAGTTATGGCTATCATGTAGAAGACCTATGTTCAGTGTGTATGCAAGCAGCCTGTAGCTGTGTGGATGAGGAAATGAGTGTGGACGATGTGTTGGTCAGTGAGGATCCTACAGAGGAGGAACCTAGCAGTGACGTAGGCAACCTTGCATCTCAAGGCAGCGGTCCGCAAGATCCCATGGGAGAAGCAGAATATCACGGGCGCAAGGTTGCACTGGGCAAGCCTACCAGAGGTGATGTCAAAAAGTTCAAAGTGTACGTGCGCGATCCCAGCTCAGGCAACATCAAAAAAGTAAACTTTGGTCATGGTGGTACGTCAGCCAAGCGTGCTGGCCAGAAAACAATGAAGATTAAAAAATCAAATCCTGCACGTCGTCGTAGTTTCCGTGCTAGACACAACTGCGATAATCCAGGACCAAGAACAAAGGCAAGATATTGGTCTTGCCGTGCGTGGTAAAGAAAGAGAATAAAAATGGCTGCAAATGTATATACAAGTTTAGCTAATGCTACAGTTTACACAGACAAACTGCAAATCTCTACCGGGGCCAATGCTGTGACATATCAAGCCTATGCTACTAGTTTAGGTGGAGCGGCAGCCTTAGGCAATGTCTATTCTGCGCCAATCAATATTCCAGCCAACACAGTGTTTGAAGTTTATGCTGGAGCAGGTAACAAAGTTACTGTGACAGGGACGCCGTTTACTGCACTTGAGTTAGGAACAGCAAGTTCTGCTCAAGAAAGCGTGACCTAAGGAGTAGTGGTGAGAGCATGGGAGTTTTTGTCAGAGTCTGATGGCAACGCAAAACTTTCTAAAAGAAAGCGTTTCCCAACACGTGGATTGAATACCTTTGCCGATAATGAAAAGTGGAACACTGACTATACTCTTAATCGTGTAATGATGGCCGCGGCCTGTACAGATGGAACATTTGTTCCTGACATGGATAAGAAAAGTTGGTTTGGTAAAGAAAAAACAGCACAACCATACACACGAGAAGAACAAGACATGCTTAAGATGGCCTACAAAGCCGCTGGCGCCGTCTGGGACGATCTCAATGATGGCGATATGCGCAGTGAAGAACCGCCTGGCGGTAACAAAGTCAGTCCAATCAAAGGTTTTAAAGGATATCCACAATAATGGCCAATCCTCCACCACCATATGATAACTTGACTGGTATCAGTCGTACAGTAATGAAGGACAATGCTCAGGAAAGCATAGCCAACTACACTGGCAACGCTCGTCCTGCAGAGATGACGGTAAATATCAATACCAACGAAATATACATTGGCAATGCCACAGGGAAGTTGACCAAAGTCATACAGGCAACAGGAGCAAATGTTTTTCTTGGCAATGTGCGTGTGGTCAATGACACCACTGGTTTACAGTCCTTGTATTTTGACCCTGCCACAGGCGAAATAGTGTACTACCAACCTTGAGATAAGACATGGCGGTCCAGATCCTTCAAAGTTGTACCGTGGTATCTGCGTAATATACCCTGACCCTGGCTGTGAGCTACACTGGTGCCAACAGTGACTTGTTGTATAAGCTAGGCTGGGAAGAATCACAAACTTAACGGAATACAAATGAAAAAAATCCTAATCACCTTGTTGCTTTTGCCAGCTCTGGTCTGGGCACAAAAAACTCCCAAAAATTCAGCCACCTACGACGCACAAATTGTTCGTGTCACGGATGGTGACACCGTTGTGATTGCGGCCACATTCTTGCCGCCACCACTCAAACCCGAACTGGCTGTGAGAATCTACGGTGTAGACACTCCCGAAAAAGGACACAGAGCACAGTGTGACAGTGAAAATCAGCTTGGCCTAGCTGCCACAGAGTTTACCAAGAAGGCAGTGCAGTCTACAAAGAAACATCAAGTAGTTCTTTACTCATGGGACAAGTTTGGCGGACGTGTGCTGGGTGACATTGTTCTGGATGGTGTTAGCCTACGTAGTGAACTGATCCGCAACGGTTTTGCTAGAGAATACTACGGTGATGCAAAACAAAGTTGGTGTCAGTAAGTTAATCTAACTCAAGAACAATCCTGTTGCTATATACAGGATGAAGTCAATAAATATCATCCCTATTATAGAAACACAGCATTGGAAATTTTTCTGCAATCACTTTGCTATCCCCTACACAGAAATAGAAAGTTTAGAAGTCACTGATACTATTTTTATCACTGACTGTGTATGGTTAGGAAATGCTTGGCGTACTCAACGGTCAGCACTTTATAATCTTTTAGAAAACAATCATGTGTTGTTGGTAGAAAATGTTGATTCTCCAGTGATACTCAAACTCGAACTGTCATGGTTGAGAGAACTTGACCAAGAGCCAGAATCAAAAAATATAACTTGCATCATTGAATCGGCCTGGTTTGATCACGGGTTAAAAAATATTCAAGTATCTTACGATCCAGAATCTAGATTTGTTGAACTAGTTGAATGCCGTGTCACACTGAAAGCAAAAAAACAAATAACCAAAGACTTCTTGATTACTATGGGACGACAAGCTCATGTGAGAGACGTTATTTGGAACGAACTGGAAAACATTGGTTCTAACTCTGTTATGATTTATCACAGAGATGGCAACTGGGACTGGAGTCAGACAACGAGCCCAATACATTATGTAGGAGAAGATTCAGCACCTACGATGTGGCAGAAGAGCCTGGTTCCAAGCCTTGATTTGTATAATCAATGTGCATTTGAAGTTGGGGCTGAATCTTTGACTTCTGAAGGATCTTGGTTCACAGAAAAAACCCTGCGCCCTATTGCAGCCAAGATGCCATTGATATTGATGAGCGTTCCTGGGGCCCTTAAAGAACTACAAAATCTAGGTTTCCGTACATTTGGTGATTATATTGACGAGAGTTACGACAACATCAGCAACGAACAAGATCGTGTTCTAAGCGTAGTAGCCACTGTCAAAGATATTGTAAAATCTGGATCTGCTGATTTTGCCAACGCTGTAACAGACATCACAGAACATAACTGGAATCGCCTTATTGAACTCAAAGGCAGATTCCAGATTAATAAAGATCAGCGATTTTTGGCAATACTAGAATCGTTGTCTTTGAGACCAAGATAAAGATTCCAGCTTGGGTGTCGTATACCAGTGTAGGTACTTTTCACTGAGTTAACCAAGGCCCAGTAGTTGGGCTTTACTGGGGTTTTGTTTGGGCGCCAGATCTTGTTGCTCTTTTTACTGTTACATTCTTTGCAGGCAGCTACACAGTTTTGCCATGAAGTGGTACCGCCTTGAGCACGTGGTAACACGTGATCGATGGTCAGTTGTTTACTGTTGAATGTATCGCCACAGTACTGGCATGTAAACAGGTCACGCAGATATAGATTTTGTCTACTGAAACGCATGCCGCCATTTTTGCCAAAGCCCTTTTTGGTCACGGCCACAGCAGGTACTTGCATCTCCAGCTTGGCGCTTCGTACGATCCAATCATCATAACATTCTAGCACTTGGATTTTGTCCAAGAAGAACAGCTTAATAGCAGTTTGCCAGTCTATGGTTGATAGTGGCAAGTAGTTGACCGGCTGATAGTCCGGTGCTAGTATTAGTGTATCGCTCATAAGAATATTTATATGTGCATATTTAGGTAAGTAATAGCATGAGTAAGAGTTTAGAAGGCGTACTGATCAAGGCTCCACATCGGCGTCATCATTACAACGAACAGCAGATTGAAGAGTTCATGAACTGTGCAGATCCTGTCACAGGGCCAGCCTACTTCATGAGTCATTTCTTTTACATCCAACATCCCTTACATGGAAAAATGTTGTATCAGCCCTATGAGTTCCAAGGTCGGCTGATAGAGATATACCACAGTTATAGATTCTCTATCAGCATGATGCCTAGGCAAACGGGCAAATCAACCTCGGCTGCTGGCTATCTTTTATGGTACGCTATGTTTGTTCCAGATAGTACCATCTTGGTCGCGGCACACAAGTATTTGGGTGCGCAGGAAATCATGCAACGTGTACGTTATGCTTACGAAGCTTGCCCAGACCATATCCGAGCGGGCGTGACCAGTTATAACAAAGGCAGTTTGGAGTTTGACAACGGTAGTCGTATTGTAGCACAAACCACTACAGAAAACACAGGTCGTGGTATGAGTATAACCTTGCTGTACTGTGATGAGTTTGCATTCGTCCGACCTACCATAGCCAAAGAGTTTTGGACTTCTATCACCCCCACACTGTCAACTGGTGGTAAAGCCATTATTACATCAACTCCTAACTCAGACGAAGATCAGTTTGCCATGATCTGGAAGATGGCTAACAAGCTAGAAGATGACTACGGTAACCAAACAAGCATAGGACAAAATGGGTTCAAGGCATTCCGGGCTTTCTGGCGCGAACACCCGGATCGAGATGATGCCTGGGCCAATCAACAGCGAGCCATTCTGGGCGATGAACGTTTTCGTAGGGAGATGGACTGTGAGTTTATCATTGATGACGAAACTTTGATATCACCCGTCAAGCTGTTGGATCTCAAAAGCAGTGATGTATTGTACAAGACCGGACAAGTGCGTTGGTTCCGTAAACTTTTGAAAGATCGATTTTACGTAGTGGCCCTAGATCCCAGCTTGGGCACTGGCGGCGATCCTGCGGCCATACAGGTTTTTGACGCCAACACCACAGAGCAAGTGGCCGAGTGGCGACACAACAGAACCACCATCCCTGAACAAGTGCGCATTCTATCAAATATATGCCGGCACATCAACGAAACAGTGAAAGATTCTAAAAACATTTACTTCAGCATTGAAAACAATACCATTGGCGAAGCGGCGTTGATCTCTATTGCAGAGTACGGTGAAGAAAACATACAGGGTTACTTTCTTAGCGAAAACAGCGGTGGGTCCGGCCGCCGATATCGCAAAGGGTTTAACACCAGCCACAAGCCCAAACTTGCAGCCTGTGCCAAACTGAAAAATCTTATCGAAACTGGACGCATGCAAATACACTCGTCGGGGCTGGTTTCTGAACTCAAAACTTTCATAGCGGCTGGTGCCAGTTACGCGGCCAAAGTGGGAGAAACAGACGATCTCATCATGGCCACGGTGTTGGCTGTGCGCATGATGCAGGTATTACAGAGCTATCACACTGAGTTAGATACACAACTGCGCGATCACACAGACACGATCATAGAACCCATGCCCTTCATAGCTGCCTTCTAATAAATACACTACTATGAGTCAATCCAACACTGCTGCCCAACAACTATACGATCTGCTGGTTTCCAGAGATTTTGAGCCCGAAGCTCTGGATAGCATGGGCAAGCCTGCTGATGATCCTGCCAAAGCCGAAATCATCAGCTTTGATTATCGCACAGATCAACAGGACTATGGTGCTGTGGTCATAGCACTAGATGGTAAAAATAACCTAGACATTTATTTTGGGGACAATATGGGTCGTGCCATGGAAGGCGACGATCGCAAGGATTGGTATGATTTCTTGTATCTTGTTCGGATGTTTGCCAAGCGTAACTTGTTGACTTTTAGCCTAAAAAATCTATCAAGACTCAAATACAACATGAAAACCATGGCTGCAATCAAAGAGAGTATCTTTGAAAGCTACTATGGCAGCCGTAAAATCAGCTACACTGATCAACCACAGAAAACTCGCCTACGTATCAAGCACAGCAGAGATCTTGAAGAAGGCGAAGCAAGATACCGCAACATAGAAAGCATCTATGTTGAAACAGTCCAAGGTGAACGTTTCAAAGTACCCAGTCGCAGTCTCATGCATGGTCGTATGTTGGCACGGCATGTGGCCGAAGGCGGCAACCCGTACGACTCATTTGGACAGCATATCAACGAAATCGTTGATGAAATGCGCACCCTGGCAAACTTTGTAAGAGCATCCAAGCACAAAAACTATGACGGCAATGCGGCACACATGGTTGAAGCGGCAGTACGTCATTACACTGATCTCAAGGCCAAGGCCAAGCGATTGATCAGTCGTAGAGGTTATCACGAAGAAAAATCTGCTTTTGATCCTGCGCAGATCACTTCTGTAGATGAAGCTGTGGAAACCATTCGCGAACTTTTTGTACAACAGAGTCTTGATCCTCGAATAGAACAAGCTCTGCCTGTGTTGGCCAAGCTACAAGAAACTCCACTCAAAGAGGCCGACGTTTTTGAAACCTGGGCTAACCGTGTGATGGAAGGCACATGGGCATTGCCTGACACTCCTAAAGCCGCCAAAAAAATGCAAGACCTTCTAGGAAAACCACTGATAGTTGGTCCAGACGCCACCAATGCCACCGAACAGCTCTATGACCTTGTTGGTGACGACCATTTGTTTGACATATTATATGATATTGCAGATAAAAATCCTGACGCCAACTGTTGGGAAGATTCTCGCGTGATAGAACGTTTGATAGCACTAGGCATACCAGCTGATCAAGCACAGGCCAAAGTTGATACTGAGTTAGACACTCAAGCCGCACCTGCACACCAATGAGCCTGTATCGAGTCAATCAACAGCTTTGGCAAGTGCAGTCTTATTTTGATGCACAGCGATTCCAAGAAATAAAACAGCTCTATCGTAAGAGTCGTATGCCATTTACAATGCAGTACGATGATAGGTTGTTGACTCCTTGGAGCGATTCTCCAGAACTACAAGATATCGTACGCCAAGAAAAACAACGTATTGGCGATATCATACAACAAAATATTGCACCGCAGGTTGCTTATGTAAGCATTGACTTGCCAGGCAGTTCAATCATGATGCACCGCTTGCACCCAGACATCTACGTACAAGTGCAAATAGCAATGTCTGAAGATTCAGATTATAGAATGGATTTTGCTTTCTGTCACGATAGAGAAGTCAACAAAACATCCGAACTAGACTATCAGACAAAACGCAAACTCACACGACACGATGTAGATATTGTTCAGTATCAACCAAACATGGCCAGCATCTATGTCAACAATCCAAGAGGCTTCAATGGAATGATAGGCCGAGTCCCTAACAACTCGATACGCGAAGTCTTGGTGTTGAGTTATACTCGTGAATACTGAAACATCACACTGATCCTAGTATCCCAGGTACCGTCAACTCGATGTGGCTTGAGATCACTGTTTAGGCTAATATAGCCATGGTTTGGCTTGAACGTGATCTGTACAGGTGGTTCAACATGCAGGAATGTTGCTCCTCGCGCCATTAGATTGTTAGGAAGATCTAGATATTCAATAACATTGGCATTGCTATCTCTGTGCTGTAAAGATCGTATTTCATCGACAAATGATGATCCTAAATATACTTGGTAAGAAACAAAAATCTCTTGTGAATCAGAATGTGTTTGACAACCAAAAGCTGGCAAGTCTAGCCAGTACTTTGGAGTCATGAACGTTAGAGCATGTCCAACTATGTGACTCAGACTGGCAGTCATGTTCTGGCCTAGTTGGGTTAAAAATTCAAATCCAGGACTAGAAGCAGTTAGTTCTAATCTTTTGTTTAGATAACTACAGCCAAACTCATTGCCGTGGGTGCTGACCATATTTCTCAACTGCTGATAGGTAGGCAGATCAAAACATTGATCAACTTCCCAGAGGTTTGACGCCACTGGATCTACCAAACTGATTTTGTCATAAATCTTGACTTGTTGCAATTGTGTGTTATACTGTGGCATATGCTGATATTTAAACACAACGTTCAAAGGTCTGAAAAAATTCAACCTGTTGACAATGACAGTATAAATATCTATGCCCCACTCAGTTGGGTGTATGCAAGGCATATATAGGCACATAAACTTCTTGAAAGGACAATTTCTATTATGGCATCTTTAGCAGAAATCCGCGCACGACTCCAAGCCGCAGAGTCAAACAAAGGCGGTCAATCACAAGGCGGCGACAACGCAATCTATCCCCACTGGAACATCGACGAAGGCGCAAGCGCAGTAGTGCGTTTCCTTCCTGACGGTAACTCAAAGAACACTTTCTTTTGGGCTGAACGTGCAATGATCAAACTACTGTTTAACGGCATCAAAGGGGAAATGGAATCCAAACAGGTTCAGGTACAAGTACCTTGTGTTGAGATGTGGGGCGAAGCTTGTCCAATCTTGGCAGAAGTACGCACGTGGTTCAAAGACAAAGCTCTTGAAGACATGGGCCGTAAGTATTGGAAAAAGCGCAGTTACATCATGCAAGGTTTTGTTCGCGAAAACCCACTGTCTGATGACAAGAATCCTGAAAATCCAATTCGTCGATTTATCATCGGTCCTCAGATTTTCCAAACAATCAAGTCAGCACTCATGGATTCTGAACTGGAAGAGTTGCCAACAGACTTGATGCGTGGTCTGGATTTCCGTATCACCAAGATATCCAAAGGTGGTTACGCAGACTACTCAACCAGTAAATGGGCTCGTAAGGAAAGCGCATTGACTGAGGCAGAACAGGCCGCAATCGAAGCTTACGGTTTGTTTACGCTCTCCGACTTCCTTCCTAAGAAACCATCAGAGGCTGAACTCAAAGTCATAAAAGAAATGTTTGAGGCTTCGGTAGATGGCAAACCTTACGATCCCGACCGTTGGGGTGCATACTTCCGTCCTGCTGGTCTTGCCGCTCCGCAAGGTTCTTCGTCAAGTGGCTCTGAACACACTGAAGAAGCGGCAGTACCAGTAGCACAGGCCAAGCCTGCACCTGCTTCTTCTAGTGCGTTTGATGACAAGGGAGAGAATTTGGCAATTGCGGCAGCACCTGTTGTCGCAACTAAGTCTGCACAAAAAGCCGAGGACATCCTGGCTATGATTCGCGCTAGGCAACAAAAGTAGTTTTTTAAGAAAGTGCAAGGTTCTAGACCTTGCACAATTTATATGAAATTTCAAATTGTGTTCGAAAACTCGGGTGATTCCATTGAATTTGAATCTGTTTACCCCCAAGTGCTTGAGTATTATGTGGATCAGCTAAATCAACGAAATATAAATTTATTTTCGGTTTTAAAAAAATCTCAACCGTGGCCCAACGTTGTTGCCCAGCGAATCAATCAACTACATTCAACTTTATCTGAAGTTAATTCTTGGATACATGAATTAACAGATTGGCAGTATGATGTTTTTAACACCGAGGATTATCTAGATCAATATAATTTAAATAAACTGCATTCGGATTGGGTAAACAGTCTCAATCAGTTGTATGACATAGAGGCTAAGAGAAAGCAAAGCAATTTTTCAGGCACCGCTGAACTCATACATGACATGTTTCCTGATTCAGAGAGATTTGTCAAAATTGGAAACTTATTATCAAAATTAAATCGAACTCAGTTGTACGATGACATCAATCTTAATGCACATATGGTAGAGGAGATGTTCGATACTATCAGCTTTGAAACAGTGGCAGGTGGGTTATTGCACCCATTCCCAAATATGTTTGACAAATCTATCTTAACCAATGACATAGCAAATTTCAGTTTAACTTTTAATCATTGTGGCAGAACTTTGTATAATAAATTTTTATACTTTGATCGAAATCTTGAACACAATGATGAAAACTCATTTAATGAGTTTCTTGGATTTGTTTCATTGAGTTTGAGTCCATCACAAACTATTCCGCTAAGTAAAGAATATCAAGCATGGTGTCAATCACATGGCAGAGTTCCTATCGGAAAGAACTTAAATCTAGGTAATATACCTAATCTTTGTGATCGATTGACTTACTATCGACTGTTGATTTTTAAAAATCTCAAAAGCAACAACAACTTTTCTATACACATAACTTAAGGAAACAATAATGTCCAAGCCCTTTGATGTATCAAAGTTTCGAAAAGAAATTACTAAATCAATTGACGGATTGTCAATTGGGTTTAACGACCCCACTGACTGGATTTCAACAGGTAACTATGCGTTAAATTATCTCATATCCGGTGACTTTCACCGTGGCATTCCTTTGGGCAAGGTTACTGTGTTTGCCGGCGAATCTGGCGCTGGTAAGAGTTATATCTGCTCAGGTAATATCATCAAGAACGCACAAGCTCAAGGTATCTTTGTAGTGCTGATTGATTCAGAAAATGCACTTGACGAGGATTGGCTCAGGGCCTTGGGGGTTGATACCTCAGAAAGCAAACTGTTAAAACTTTCTATGGCCATGATTGACGATGTAGCAAAAACTATTTCCACATTCATGAGCGACTACAAGGCTCTGCCAGATGGCGAGCGTCCCAAAGTTATGTTTGTGATTGACTCGTTGGGTATGTTGTTGACACCCACAGACGTTAATCAGTTTGACGCAGGCGAAATGAAAGGCGATCTTGGTCGCAAACCCAAGGCGCTGACAGCACTAGTTCGTAACTGTGTAAACATGTTTGGTAGCTATAACGTAGGCATGGTTGTTACAAACCACACATACGCAAGTCAGGACATGTTTGATCCGGATGACAAGATTTCAGGCGGTCAAGGCTTTATCTATGCGTCAAGTATTGTTGTGGCTATGAAGAAACTCAAACTCAAAGAGGACGAGGACGGCAACAAAGTGTCAGATGTTATGGGTATTCGTGCCGCTTGTAAAGTTATGAAAACTCGCTATGCCAAGCCGTTTGAAGGCGTGCAAGTTAAGATTCCTTACGAGACAGGTATGAATCCTTACTCAGGATTGACTGATCTGGCTGAAAAGAAAGGTCTTTTAAAGAAGGATGGCAATCGCTTGATGTTTGTGACCAGCGACCGTGAGATTATTAAATATTTCCGCAAGGGCTGGGAAAGCAACGAGGACGGGTGTTTGGACAAAGTCATGTCTGATTTTAAAAATCAAAAGACTGAGGTAAGTACAGCTGAATCAGATAGGGAGGAATAAACTGATGTCAGTGGAACTAACAAACGAAATTTGGTCAGAAGTAAAAAGATATATCAACTCGGTAGACCGTAGAGAAGCTGCCGAAACCATGGTTAGTATTCTGATTGACAATGACATAGATGCTGAAGATATCAAAGCCACATTCAAGGGCGACGAGGATATCAAACGTGCCTTAGCAGATTATCTCAAAGAAGAGGAAGAGCTCGAAGAAGAAGAGGACGAGAATTCCTATAACGACGATGACTATTGATGGAATCAAAAAAATATTTTCCAATCAAAAGCACAACTGCGTGTCAACTCAAGTGGAACTGGAGTACCATTCGTCTCTATGATGGTACTACCAGTTCTTGCCATAGAGTCAATGCAGATGTGCTTACACCATCTACGTTTGATACTTTTCACAATACACCAAAAAAACTAGCTGATAGATCTCTCATGCTCAACGGGCAGTGGCCCACGGGCGGGTGTGAATATTGTAAAAATATTGAAGATGCTGGTGGATCCAGTGATCGAATGTTTCACCTGTCTATTCCTGACATGCATCCACCTGAGTTAGATATTGATCAAACTAGCATTAAAGTTACACCTCGTATAGTGGAAGTTTATTTTGACAATGTCTGCAATATGTCTTGTTTGTATTGTTGGGACGGGTTTTCCAGCAAGATACAAGCTGAAAACAAAAAGTTTGGTCGTTTTGAAAAATATGGAGTGATCATTGACAATCAAAGTCAGCAGGTTTCAAACAAAAAAGAGTTGACTCAAAGTTTTTGGAAATGGATGCAACAACATCATGGCGCAATCAAAAGATTTCACGTACTAGGCGGGGAACCATTTTATCAAGAGCAGTTTGATTGTTGTTTGGATTTTTTTGATCAACACCCAAGCCCAGGTCTAGAGTTCAACGTCATTAGTAATCTCAAGATTTCTCCAGATCGTTTGGCCACTTTGTTAGAACGCATAAAACATCTTATCAACAATCAAATGATCAAACGATTTGATCTTACTGCCAGCATTGACTGTTTTGGCAAAGAACAAGAATATGTACGATATGGCATTGACATAGAACAGTGGAAGCAAAACTTCAAATTGGTAGCAGATCAACCCTGGATCACTCTCAATGTAAATCAGACACTGTCGGTGTTGACAATAAAAACAGTGCCAGAGTTGATTGAGTTTATTAACTGCATCAGAAAGCAAAGAGAAGTTGGGCACTATTTCTCTACCACAGTCATGACTCATGACTTTTTACATCCAGGTATTTTTGGTACAAAGTTTTTTTCTAAAGATTTTGATGCTATACTAGATGTTATGCCTACAAACACTTGGCAACAAAAACAGGCCAAAGAATATATGACTGGTATCAAACTACAAGTGGAATCTTGCGACCAAGATGAACACAAAATCTATCAACTATCAATATTTCTTGATGAGATAGATCGACGTAGGCAACTCAACTGGAAGCAAACATTTCCCTGGCTAGTCGAGGAGATTAAAAATGTGGTACAGTAAAGTCACTGCCAGTCTTGCCAATATACCTGATTTTATTCAGCACTATGAACGCGAGCTTGACGAAGCTAAAAAAGAATGCCGCATTGGCGGAGTCGTAGAAAAAAATATTTCAGCTTTGCCAGGTATTACTGAACATCGTTTCAACCAACTGCAAGAGATTGAAGCAGTGCTTAACTATCTCAACATACAACTACGAAAGATACGCCGTAGGCACTTTCAAAAATATCTTGAGGGTTATGCTCGTGCATTGACCAGCCGCGACGCTGAAAAATATGTAGACGGTGAAGACGAAGTAATAGATTTTGAGACTATCATCAACGAAGTGGCTCTGTTACGCAATTGCTGGCTGGGCATCATGAAAGGCCTAGACACCAAGCAATGGCAAATGGGTCACATTGTGCGATTGCGAACAGCAGGAATGGAAGATATACAGGTATGAGTGAAGAATTGTTGCCGGGAGTAAAAGCGCCTCCGGAGAGATTGGTCAAAAAAGAAAGCATAGTTTACTATGCTCTCTGGAAAGAAATATCTGCAGATGTGTTACGAGAATGTAAAGTAGAGTTACAAAGAATGTTTGAGCAGGACTGTGCAAAGAAAAACATTTTTCCTCAAAAAGAAAAAAACTTTATATGGGTGTTTGATCTCAAGCCCGAAGGTATCTCCTCGGCGGATTTTGCAAACTTTTACAAGTATCTGACACACAAACTAGAAGTACCGTCGCATAATATTAGAGTTGTTTTTAGCGCAGTGGAAGACGTATCTCAACTGCCATATCCTGCTGTGTCGTTGCCTGATAGACTGATCTACAATGGCAACTGGTACATGCATCTCGAGCAATATCACATAGACTGGACTGCAATACCCATGACCCACAAACTGACGTGCCTAATGCGCCGCGCCAGTGTTGATCGTGGAAATCTTGCCAAACGATTGTTGGCCAAAATCAACGTCAACGACATGATTATGACATTTGGTACCAACGGAGTCGATGCCAGTGCTGAAGTTAAAAAGTTGATATATCCGCAGCCGTTTCCAATGATTGTGGATCGACCCATAGCTGATGAAGTATTTCAACATAGGATTGATCATCAAAAGTTTTATCAGGCACCGGTCAACCTTGTTGTAGAAAGTTCTAGTCAACTGGATCCCAATACATGGACCAGTGTGTTTATAACAGAAAAAACATTCAAAGCCTTGGCATGGCATCAGTTTCCTATATGGTATGCTGTACCTGGACTGGTAGATAGTGTAAGACAAATGGGGGTTGATGTATTTGATGATTTGTTTGATAACCACCAGTACGATCAAATTCAAGATCCGTGGGTGCGTATGACTCAAGTAGTACAACTGGTATCTTGCGTTTGTCAGCTCAACCTCAACGAACTACGACAGCAACATTGGAGTCGATTGATTAAAAATGCTGAGTTGATCAAACACATACATACAACTGCTTTAGAAAAACATAACGACGCAATACATAGGTTAATACATGACAACTTTTAAAAACGCACAAGAAAGCCATGCCCATAGTTTGCGAGTGTTAAACGATCTATACGAACACGACGATTTTATGGAAAGTGTGGACAGTGTGATAGATTTGGGGTGTGGCCATGAAGCATTGGATTTGCAATGGTGGGCTACTCGTACCACCAGAGACGATGACCCTACACCGTTGAACATTCGATGCACTGGAGTCGATTTAGTTGACAGTTTGAGTTCAGAGGCCATAATAGCCAATATCACTTACCTACAAAATGATCTCGAAAGCCTACAACAGATCAAGCACGGTCAAGACATCTTATGGTGCCACGATGTGTTTCAATACATGATCAATCCCATGCAATGTCTTGCCAACTGGCGTCGACTGTGTGCCAAAGATGGTATGCTGGTGTTGGTAGTACCACAAACCACTAACATTGAATTTTCGCGCCAGGCCTTTGACCAACCATCGGGTTGTTACTACAATCATACTATGGTAAGTTTGATCCACATGTTGGCTGTCACAGGGTGGGATTGCAGTTCAGGATTCTTCCTGAAGCAGCCTAACGATCCTTGGCTACATGCCATAGTATATAACAGCAATCAGGAACCCATTGAGCCTAGAACCACTTCTTGGTATCACCTGGCAGAAAAAGGTCTGTTGCCTGCTTCGGCGGTGGAATGCGTGAACCGATATGGATATCTACGGCAGCATAATCTTGTGTTGCCCTGGATTGACAAGAGTCTCAGTTGGATGGGACATCAATAAAGTATCATAATATGGGCCTATTATGAATACCCATATGAAAAAAATCGTACTTGTAACTGGCGGATTTGACCCTGTTCATTCTGGACATCTCGCCTACTTCCAGGCTGCTCGACAACTGGGTGACATTTTAGTAGTAGGAGTCAACTCTGACGCCTGGCTCACACGCAAAAAAGGTCGACCTTTCCTGCCAATGCAGGAACGAGTCAACATCGTGCAAAGTTTACGAATGGTAGATCATTGTGTTGTGTATGATGACAGTGACGGGTCAAGTAAGCAAGCCATACACAATGTCAGGGCCATGTACCCACAAGATGAAATAATATTCGCCAACGGTGGTGATCGTACCAACGAAAATATTCCAGAGATGGATGTCAACGATAACAATATCAAGTTTGTGTTTGGAGTGGGCGGTTTCAACAAAGATAATTCGAGCTCTTGGATATTGGAACAATGGAAAGCACCCAAGACTGAACGCACCTGGGGATACTACCGTGTGTTACACGAGCCCAATGAAAGAGTCAAACTCAAAGAACTAACAGTGGACCCAGGTCAAACATTGAGTATGCAACGTCACGAAGATCGTGGCGAAGTTTGGTTTGTCAGCCAAGGCGAAGCCACGCTGTACACTCTGAACAGGTCATCAGATGCGGAACTGCATGGTCGATACACAGAACATCAGATGTTGGTAATTAATCGACGTGAATGGCATCAGCTGGCCAATGAAGGCACAGAACCACTCAAGATCATTGAAATACAATATGGTGATCGTTGTGAGGAAACGGATATACAAAGAAAATGAGTGATATCATTCCTGTATTTGTAGGGTATGATCCAAGAGAGGCCATAGCCTTCCATACCTGTGCAAACTCGATTATCAGACATGCCACACAACCTGTGGCCATACATCCTGTTGCGTTGAATCTGTTTAAAGATTACGATGAAACGCATACTGATGGATCCAATCATTTTATCTATACTAGATTTCTTGTACCTTATCTCATGCATTGGTCGGGATGGGCTATCTTTATCGATGGCGACATGATTGTGCGCGATGACATCACGAATCTTTGGAATCTTAAACAACCCAACAAAGATGTCATGGTTGTTAAACATGATTACAAAACTTGCATGCCTGTGAAATATCTTGGAGCAAAGAATGAAGATTATCCTAGGAAAAATTGGAGTAGTGTTATTCTCTGGAACTGTAGTAGCTTTCCTAACAGGCGTCTTACCCCTGAGTTCATCCAAGGTTCAACCGGTAGTTTTCTTCACCGTTTCTCTTGGTTAGACGACGAACATATAGGCGAACTACCTCCAGAGTGGAACTGGTTGCCTGATGAATACGGGCCAAACACCAACGCCAAGCTGTTACACTATACCTTGGGTACTCCCTGCTTTCATGAGTTTGCAGATACACCACAAAGCGAAGAGTGGCACAGAGAACGCATATTAACTGAATATTGCCAACAAAGGAACATATAAAATGATAGACCAACTGGAAATGAGAGAAGGCCTTTGGTGGCCAAAGAACGAAGTCCGATGCTTCGACTGGACCAAGAAAGAATCAGATCTGCCCGAGCACTTAATGACCCATGTGCCTGACAAAAAAGTCATGATTCAGGCCGGCGGAAACATGGGTTGGTTTACACAGATCTATGCCCGACAGTTTGAAAGAGTTTATGTGTTTGAGCCTGATAATGTCAACTTTCTTTGTCTGACACTAAACAATCCTGAGAGGCATGTCATGAAGTATCAAGCCTGTATCGGTAATGAAAGAAACCTAGTTAGTGTAACCTGGCGCGAGGACAACCGCGGCAAAAACCATATAGCTGGCGGACAAGATTTAGTAAAGAGGGCCAAAAAGAATGTACGCCACGACAAGATACCTACACTAATGATCGATGATTTGAATCTTGATGTGTGTTCTTACATACATTTGGACATAGAAGGCTTTGAATGGTTTGCACTTAACGGAGCAGAACAAACTATCAAACGATATTTGCCAATCATTGCAGTGGAAGAAGCCGGTCACGGTTTGCGATACGATAAACCTTTTCCTGAAGTTGAAAAGTATCTTGCACAGTTTGGGTACAAAATCATAGATCGTTATCGCCACGAAGCAGTTTTTTCTGTATGAAAGCATTTGTAATCTATCTTCCAGAACGTCCCCACAGCGTGAATTCATCTGCGGAGATGATACAACAACTCAAGGAATATGGTATCGATGCTAAGTTGTTTGAAGGTACTCCTGGTAACAAAGCTATTGACTTGGCCGAACGAGCAAAAAAAACTCTCTACCCCTATAGCATAAAAAATCGTTTGCTGGACGACCGCGACATTGAACAGTTGATCCGTCCAGAACTTTACGAAGAGTTCAAAAAGAAACACCGATACGAGATAGTGGAACGCCAGTTGATCAGCGAGTCCGAGCGGGCCAAAATGAGCCGGCCAGGTGTGATTGGTTGCTTTTACAGTCATTACAACTTATGGAAACTGTGTACCAAGTTAGATGAACCCATAATGATATTCGAGGATGATGTCAAATTCTACAGAGGATACCATCCTGTGGCCTTTGACGGAGTTCTTATATTGAGTCTTGGTAAAAGTTCTTTTATGAGCGAACCTCAAAAAAGTTATCTAGAAAATCCCTCAGGAATACCGCAAGCTCGTCACTGGCAAAACTTCAGCATGCCAGGCGCCAGCGGATATGCCATTACACCTGATGCGGCGCAAGCATTGACCAAGTTCTATAGACCTTACTGGTACCCAGCCGACAATGCGATCAATCAGTTTGTGGTACTCATGCATATCAACACTTATATCATGGGACGCAATACCTTGCCTGAGGAAGGCAACATTAGTATGACCAAGACTAAAGATTGGCAATGAAAGTAGGAATATTTTATAACTCGATCAGCAATCCTGCTAAGTTTTCCAACAAAGTGATGCTGATGGACAACTTCAAAGCCGGAGTCAAAGTCCATGGTGACGAAGTCATTGAGTACCGAGACAATGCCCTGCCCAATCAGTTCTTGGACGCAGGATTTGTTCTGGGTTATACACTGGAAGATAACTTCCGTAAAAAAATAATCAACTGCCTGCGGGCACAAAAAACACCGCAGATTTTTGTTGACAGTAATATTCTTCATTATGCTTGCAAAGAACACGAATGGCACCGTTACAGCCTTAACTCTGTGTATCCCAATAATGGCATTTACCTTTTTGATCAGTTAGATGAAACCAAGTGGGATCGCTATGCGTCTTGGCATAACACAATGATGAAACCGTGGAGGCAAGGAGCCAACGGACAGCACATATTGATCTTGTGCCAACGCCCCAAGGGTTGGAATATGTTTGGTAACAATCAGGATCACTGGTTGGAAAAAACTATCAGCAAGATTAGAAAAATAGATCTCAAGCGACCTATCGTGATTCGCATGCACCCAGGGGATGGGTCAAGACACAAACAAGTGGACAGAATACAAAAAAGATACACAGCCAAGGACAAAGTAATCGTCAGCGTCAACGACAACATCCGAGATGACTTAGTCAACTGTTGGTGTGCTGTTGGGTATAACTCTACTCCCAATGTGGTAGCAGTGATCGAAGGTGTGCCATGCTATGTAGAAGATCCTAGGCACAGTTGGGCGGCAGATGTAGCATTTTATGATATATCATTGATAGTAGATCCACCCATGCCTGACAGATCTCAATGGATACATGAGATTGCTAACATACACTGGAGCAATGACGAAGTACGCACCGGCCAGCTTTGGTCAGCAATCAGACGATATATTTCTTCTTCTCATCGATAAATCGTTGGTCTTCTTTGCGAGTGCCTTTGGCCGTCCATACAGCGCTGTCATTGGACATGTTCCAGTCAATCATTGACATAGGTAGTTGCCCGTGGTTGTACTGGGGAACTAGTTGATCCAGTAGATCTTGATCTAGTCCCCAGTACACATAATCTCTTTCAAAATATTCTTTTAGTTTGGCCGAGTACTGGGCAAGAAATCTTTTAGAGCCAACTGTGGGATATAACATCAATCCTCCAGCAAGAAATCGTGCTTTCTTTCCTGATATATGATGTATGTAAAAATCTTTGTCTACAGATAAAAGAGGAAAAGTAGACCGCACTACAGCATCCACATCAATGGCAATAACTGGGCAATTGGAAAATATCTCTGCTAGCCGTATAAATCTAGCACAGGCAAAATATGTTTTCATCATGCGTTCTTGTATACTTTGATCTCGACCTTTGGTCATGGCAGTGAGTGTGCGTTGGTGAAAACTTTTTTCAGGTTCGGTTATGGGAACATTGCACCATCTTTGGCTTGATGCGGCAAACTGTGCAGGTTCGACATATTCGTAAGTGCATGAAACTCTTTGTTGCGCACTGCACCATTTTAGCTGATTTTTGACTGGATTGAAAAGATGTACATGTATTCCTAGATCAGTATTTTGTCGGATGCTGTTGATCAACACAGATCCAAACTCATCAAAATAACCTAGATCGCAGGCAGTGTAAACAAATGTTTCGTCTTGGTCACAAGTTCCAAGTATGTTGGGTAGTTGCATGGGTAAATATTTACCCAATGAAACTGGCCTACTTTCCAGATTATACTGCTCTTAACTCTGGGCCCGTGCTTGCCGCATTTCTCAACAGCGCCGGGCGATATTTTTCTCTGATCAAAAACTCCTTAGACGCTGATGTGGCAGTGATTTGGTCTGTGCTTTGGAATGGTCGTATGCAACCAAATCAACATATTTGGAACCATTATAAAAAACACAACAAGCCAGTCATCATTCTAGATGTAGGTACTCTCCGACGAAACATCACTTGGAAGATAGCAGTTGATTCTATCACAGCATTGGGTTTTTATGGGCATCAACAAAATCTCGATTGGACTCGCCCAGGTAAACTGGGCATTGACTTACTCAACAATACTTCTAGGAATCCCAAGATCGTTATAGCCGCACAGCATGCCAAAAGTTTACAAACAGCCTCCTTAGACAGCATCGAACAATGGATAAATCAAAATATTTCCCAACTGAAATCGGTCACAGATAGACCCATTGCTGTTCGTCCGCATCCTAGGTCTCCGTTGAATTTTTCAAAGCTAAGATTGACAAACAAAGTATATATAGAACTTCCAAAAAAAATCATCAACACTTACGACAGTTACGATCTTGCATTTGATTGCTATGCCATGGTAAACTATAATGCTGGACCAGGAATACAGGCGGCGCTGGCAGGAACTAAAACAATAGTAGATCAAACCAGTTTGGCATGGCCGGTAAGTACAGCATTACAAGATATCGAACGTCCTTGTCAAATAGATCGATCTCAGTGGCTGGTAGAAATATGCCACACAGAATATACCGTTGATGAAATATCTCAAGGCGCCTGGTATCAAAGACTAGAATCAAGATTATACACCTGATGGAAACCAAAGAAGAAAAAAGAGCCAGGAAGTTGGGACTGCAACCAACTATGCCTACAATCATTGATTGCGCATGTCTTATTCATGATGTGCTGTATCAATGGGTCTACGTAGAACGGCTATACAACAGCCTATGCCGCAATCTCACTCCCGTTGTACGCATGCATGTGTACACAGAAAAAAATAGAGTGGTTCCTGGGCATATGATACATCATCCTTTGCAAGAATGGTCGGGTATACGTGGGCCCAAGCGCAGTTGGTGGTATAAATTACAGCTATTTGATAACAGATACCATTCTGGACCGTTGTTGTATTTTGATCTTGACACAGTGATTACAGGCAACATAGACTGGATATGGCAGCTTTCAACAGACAAACTCTGGGCAGTGCAAGATTTCAAATATCTTTTTCGCCCAACACGAGCTACTATTAACTCGTCTATGATGTGGTTTGACCCAGCACGTTTCAATCATATCTATAGAGAATTTGAGCCCGGGGATATTGCACACCGTAGATCTTCCTGGCACGGCGATCAGGATTATATACAGGAAAAAATAGCCATTGATCAGGTAAGCTATTTTGATCAAACTCGTGTAAAAAGCTGGCGCTGGGAACTGCTAGATGGTGGATATGATTTTCAACACCGCAAGCATCGAACTCCTGGCACAGGCACAACATTGTTGCCGGATACTAGTGTAATGATATTTCACGGGCATCCAAAGCCGCATCAAGTCAATGATACCACTATTTTACAGCATTGGAAATAAGTTTGGTATAAATATTACTATGAATTTTATTGAAAGGATTCACTATGCAAGTAACTATATTAGGAAGAATATTCTCTACACCGGCAGCTATCACGGCATTAAGCAACGGCACATTAGTACACAGCGGACCTGTAGGCCAAGGTTTGCCATTGGATTCTGAAATTGACCTGTTGACTTTTGATTGGGCGGCCGCAGACAATGATACTGCATCCGTCAGTATTGCAGTGACTTCAGGCATTGTTACCGTGGGTGCCGCTTTGGGAGATGCTCAGTGTGACATGCGTAAAAATATATTAATCAACGGACAACTCCCTGAACAACCTGATTCGCATGTTGGATTTGTGCCAGCAAAAGATTGGGCAGGATGGTATTTTGAAGTCAGCGCTGGCGAAACTATTACATTTACTATGGTAAATCATCCGGTGGGCACAATATTGTAATCCACAGACCAGCAACAAAATAGGGCTGTTTACAGCCCTTTTTTTATGGTTGACCAAAAATGCGCTTAATGCTACAATATAAGCGCACAGTAAAAATATTGCAAAAAAAAGCCACAAAATCCAGCAAAAACAAAAGGTTGACCAGAAATGCCCATTTTGCTACAATAATGGTATAGTAAGTAAAAGGTTGTGTGCCCAGCGCCGTTGACACAAAAAGAGCACTAGCATACAATACAAGTTCACAATCATTTTAGGAGCAGACTAAATGAGCACAGTTCGTATCATTGACGGTGTTTACCGCAACAAACCCATCGTCAACGCTACCTTTGCGTTGGTGAAAGACTTCACAACCAGTGCCAAGGGTAACTATGTAACCGTGGCCAATGGTGACTATTTTCCGGGTTTCCCCGACGAAATCCGTGTTCGTGTTGATAGCATCAATAACATCGAGTTTGTAGACGGAGAGCCCATGGGCAAAGCAGACAAAGTAGTTGAGTTCAAACAACCCGTCCAGGTTGAAACAGACGAAGAAGTCATGGCTCGTATTGAACAGCGTTTCAATATTCTTGACGACATGACCAAGGCCGCTATTGCTGGCGACATCCGTGCTATGATTGTAGTTGGCCCTCCTGGTGTGGGTAAATCCTACGGGGTTGAGTATCAGCTGCAAAAGTCCGGCCTGTTTGATCAGCTCAGCGGTCGCAAGATCAAGTACGCAGTGATTAAAGGTGCAATGACTCCCATTGGACTGTACTGCACTCTGTATCGTCACAGTGATCCTAACAACGTTCTAGTGTTTGACGACTGTGACTCTGTTTTCCAGGACGATGTGGCACTGAACATCCTCAAAGCCGCCCTGGACTCTGGCAAGAAGCGTCGTATCTGCTGGAACTCAGACAGTGCCATGTTGCGTCGTGAAGGCGTGCCTGACACTTTTGACTTCAAAGGTTCTGCAATCTTTATTACCAATTTGAAGTTTGATCACCTCAAGAGCAAGAAACTGCAAGATCACCTTGAAGCTCTGCAAAGTCGTTGTCACTTCTTGGATCTGACCTTGGACACCATGCGTGACAAGTTCCTGCGTATCAAGCAAATCTTCCGTCAGGGTCAACTGTTTAACGACTATGACTTCACACCCGAGCAAGGTGATGAGATCCTGCAGTTCATGGACGAGAACAAAGATCAACTCCGCGAAATGAGCCTGCGTATGGCGCTGAAGATTGCGGATCTAACTAAAGTGAGCGCCAACTGGCGAGCACTGGCAGAAAATACTGTTATGAAACACTAACAGTATTGTTGGAGTGTCATCAATAGTCTAGCTCCTAGACATTCCAACTTTTACACAGGCACCCATAAAACGGTGCCTGTTTTTTTGACTTCTTAAATACATTCCTTTATAGTAAAAGATCATTATGAGATTAAAACTAACTTGGAATGCAACTCAAGACGAACTGTTTTTTGATGTTGTCAGCAAAGATCTAACTGCTTGGTTTGTTGAGCAAAGTAACTCGATTGGGCAGAATAGATACATCCTGGGCGATCAAGTAATCGACGAAATAACAAAGCCTAGCGACACGTTGATACTGATTGAGCAAGAGATTGCATACATTAGCACAGTAAATGAGGTACTGGGTAAACTTAAACTTCCAAGATTTGATTTGCCTACAGACTGGTTTGATCAAGCACAGCTAAACAAACTTCACAAGGATTGGGCAGAAACTAGATACAACCAACCACGTTTTACTGAGCTATTGTATAAACTTGATAAGAAATATTATGAGGCCTATCAAGAGATGAACTGCCATATACATCTAATAGAACAATCTTTTCAATATCGATTTAGAGACAACACTCACTGGCGAGTGCCGAATCCTTTTCAAAATCAAATACAACAGTGGCAAGTTTGTCATCTATATCTTGAATATCCTGGGCACGGTCGTAATGCCTATGAACAGTTTCAGTGGATGGACGACAGTGCAGATGCTTCTAGAGACTCAAATAACTGGGACAACATAGATGCATTTTTAGGTATGAATCTGGTAAAACCATACCGAGTCGACCCTCCAACAGAGTTTCTTGACTGGTGCAAGAAACAAAACTTAGTACCACACGGATATACTCAACCAATCGCAAATCTAGTAGGGTGGCAAAAACAACTTCCTTCGGCTAGGAATATAGTTACAAAAAATGTTACAATACAAGATAACTATTTTTCTTTGGCAATCATTTAATGAGAACTGCACGACTAATCATACAAGACGAAGTAAACGTCAAAATAGAAGGACTAGAGCTAGACGTTCGACGAACTCTGGTCAAGCGGTTCAAATATGATGTTCCTTATGCAAGGTATCTACCAGCAGTGAGATTGGGACGATGGGACGGTAAGGTATCCTTTTTCCAACTGGGCGGCAGTAGTTATGTAAACCTATTACCTGAAATTATACCCATATTAGAAGAATACAACTATGACATTGAACTAGATGATCAGAGAGAGTATTCTATTACCTTTGAGTTTCCAACAATCACAGAAAATACTTTTGCCAACAAGACCTGGCCCACAGGGCATCCACAGACCGGTGAACCCATTATGTTGCGAGACTATCAAGTTGAAATAGTCAACAACTTTCTAAGTAACCCACAGTGTATTCAAGAGATTGCCACGGGCGCTGGCAAGACTCTAATGACAGCTACACTAAGTCATGCTGTGGAACCCTATGGCCGTAGCCTGGTGATTGTGCCCAATAAAAGTCTTGTTACACAAACAGAAAAAGACTATCGCAATCTAAGGCTAGACGTTGGGGTGTACTTTGGCGACAGAAAAGAATGGAGTAAAACACATACCATCTGTACTTGGCAAAGTCTTAACGTACTGTTAAAGAATACCAAGTCAGGAACTACAGATTGTACCATTGGTGAGTTCTTGGAAGATGTTGTATGCGTTATGGTAGACGAAGTACACATGGCCAAAGCCGACGCACTGAAAACTCTACTCACTGGCGTAATGTCGCGAGTGCCAATTCGCTGGGGCCTCACAGGAACAGTACCCAAAGAGGACTTTGAGTTTCAGGCTATTCATGTGAGTCTTGGGCCTGTTGTCAGCAGATTGGCAGCCGCAGAACTACAAGATAAGGGTGTGTTGGCTCAGTGCCATGTAAACATTGTACAGCTGGTTGATCATGTTGAATATACCAACTATCAAAGTGAACTAAAGTATCTGTTAGAAGAATCTGGTAGACTTGATACCATGGCAGACCTTATACGTCAAGTTAATGAAACAGGAAACACTCTTGTGCTAGTTGACCGTATTACGGCTGGACAAGAGTTGGTCAAACGGCTGGGCGAACGTGCTGTATTTGTATCAGGTGCAACCAAGGCAAAGGATAGACAAGATGAATACGATGAAGTGGCTCAAGCTATTGATAAAATTATTGTTGCTACTTACGGTGTGGCCGCTGTTGGTATTAACATTCCTAGGATTTTCAATCTGGTGCTTGTGGAACCCGGAAAGAGCTTTGTACGAGTTATACAGAGCATTGGGCGCGGTATTAGAAAAGCAAAGGATAAAGACCATGTACAAATCTGGGACATTACATCCACCTGCAAGTTTGCGAAAAGACATTTAACCAAACGTAAAGCCTATTACAAAGAAGCTCGTTATCCTTTCACGCACGAAAAACTTGAGTGGATGACCACATAATGGGCACACTGTTTCGAGAAGTTGGGCAATATTTACTAGGTGAGTTTGATTGTAATGAAGTCATTGTAGAACTAGGCAGTGACCGTTGGGAAGGTAGCACAGCATATTTTGCTGACCTGGCCAATACACACAACTCTAGATTGATCACCGTGGACATAGATCCAGAAGCTTACCATCGTGTGATCAAGACTGTAAATACAGACCACTTGCAAAGAGTAGAGTTTACCTGCGCCAATGCCACTGAATGGTGTCAGCGGTTTGACCAACGCCACCAACTTATCAAAGTGTTGTATCTGGATAACTTTGATTGGGATTGGGAATCACACAAGCCCAGCGATAATATGAGACAACAGCAGGCCTGGTATTGCAAAATGGGTATAGATATGACCAATATCAACTGCCAAGTTAATCATCTCAGTCAGATAATGGGCCTGTTACCTAGCATGGCAACAAAGAGTATTATCTGTGTGGACGACACCTATGAGCACAATGCAGTTTATACAGGCAAGGGCGGTGCTGTGGTACCGTATTTGATAATCAATGGTTATCAAATTATAAAATCCGGCGATTACGGAGTGATCCTTGGTCGCGGAATACGTAATAATATTGTATAATGGATAACATGAAAATATTGACACTAGACAACAAAGCCTATGATCTAGATACGCTACCCGAAGAAGTAGATGACATGCGGTTTGCTATTTTAGATAACTCAGACCCATCTGACCCAGACTACCACTACATACCATTAATCTTTTTAGAGAGTTTTAACTCACCTGCGTTGGTTTTACAGATTGGCGAGCATCGTTTAAAGATGCCCATTGACTGGCAAATCCTGATTGGAGAGCCCGACCTTGGCGATTTAGAAATGCTACCACTGACATCAATCAATGACCGTGGGTTCAAAGCATTTCAGTTCAATCCTCTGACCAGCTTTAGACCCAGCTTTCTTGACATTGAGATTGTAGACGTGTATCATGATGTTGCGTGGTTTGCACCTAAGCTAAAAAATGGACAGATGCTGTGCATACCGCTGAACAATGATCCAGAACCCGATTGTGTTTATTTTGTCAAAGACATCAGTCGTAACTGTGAGATAGTAGATTACAACAAGGCTTGGTAATGGAAAAACTCTCAATACAAAACGAGATGACGTGCTTTGATCGTAAAGATCGAGAGTTCTACGATAGTCTCACCGAGGAAGAACGCAAGAAGTTCTCTAACTATCTTATGATACGTTGGGGATCCAGTGTGCAAGGATCGAAAGAACTACAAGAGTTCTATGTTATTGCCACAAACGAACGACTCAACAAACATTTCTTTGCAGTAAACCGACATCCAAAGCTACAGTGGCTCATGGCCACAAGTGTGAGTCCTGGCATAGGCACACATAGGCATCAATGGATTGCTCCCAAGAAAAAAGAAACAGCAAACAATGAAATAAAGAAATCTCTTGTAGACTTATATCCAGCCATGAAGATGAGTGACATTGACACCATGGCAGCCATGATGACCAAGACTGAACTTAAAGAAATATTGAAAAATCAAGGACACAAAGAATAATGTACTCAGTATACCAACATTGGGATCCGTTAAAGGTTTGCTTAGTGGGACTTACCTATCCTCCTGAGTTCTACAGCTGGATCAATGACGCAGAGACACGCAGTCGATTTGAACGGCTGGCAGAAGAAACAGAGGAAGATTATCAAGAACTGATCAAGCTATTGACCCAACACTTTAGTGTACGCATACATCGTCCTGAGTTTCCTAGCGATCTAAATGAGTTATATATTGATGGCAAGTGGGTCCAGCCTCCTACTGCACCACGCGACTACTTCTTGATGATTGAAGATCGTTTTTGGGTACCACGTGTACCCAATGCCAGTCATGCTTGGTCAGTTTTTTACAGACAAAACAAACCTGTACATTGTCCAGACTATGAACGCCCAGATGATTTTTACCAAGCCTGGCCTAACCATGCTCAAGAGATTCGTGAAAAGTTTGCAAAGTTTTGCGAAACAGATCAACGTCATTTGGACAGCAAGTTGAGTTTTTACAATCACGTGTTTGATGAAATACGTGCTCAAGGTAACGAGATTGTATATACCGACCTAGACTTTGTCAACGGTTGCTTTGTTAGTCGCATTGGTGAGAACTTGTTTTTTGCCACACAAACATATCACGATGATAAACAGGCTATACTGAAACAAGTTAATCAACTGTTCCCTCGCACAGTGAACAAAGTAGTGAACTCTGGCGGCCATGGTGATGCTGTGTACTGCCCTGTTGCTCCAGGACTTATCATTAGCCTTAATGATATACCCACTTATACTGACACATTCCCAGATTGGGAGGTGGTATATTTGCCACCGTCAAACTATGCTCACATGCGAGAGTTTGAGTTTTCAATGAAACGCAACAAAGGTCGTTGGTTTATACCTGGATTTGAACAAGACAACAATCTCATACACATGGTAGATCATTATTTTGATGAGTGGGTAGGCCAGGTGTCGGAAACAGTGTTTGATGTCAACATACTGATAATGGATCCAAAAAATATTGTTGTGTCAACCCACAACGATCAAGTGGAGAAAGCCTGTGCTCGACATGGAATCGAAGTTCATGTAGTGCCATTCCGTCACAAGTATTTTTGGGACTGTGGTATTCATTGCGTGACCAATGATATTTCTCGGCAAGGCTCTGTACAAAACTGGTTCAAGTAAGCTACAATAAATCGTGCAAGCAGTAAAGTATACATGCCAATATTGCAAAAAAGACTTTCAAAGAGAGACCAGTCTTTCTGTACATGTCTGCGAGCAAAAACAACGTTACCAAAGCAAAGATGATCCAGGAGTGAGGTTGGGTCTACAGGCATATCTCCGATTTTACGAAATGACTCAAGGATCAGCCAAGCTCAAAACTTTTGATGATTTTGTGACCAGTCCTTACTATCGTGCCTTTGTAAAGTTTGGAAGGTATTGTGTAGCTATCAATGCAGTGAACACATCCCGGTTTATTGATTGGGTAGTTGAAAAAAACAAAAAGATTGATCATTGGTGCAGAGACAGTGTATACACAGAATACCTCAATGAGTACATGCGCAAGGAAAGTGTTACAGATGCACTTGCACGGGCCATTGAACATTCGATTGTCTGGAGTGAAACACACCAGCATCCAGCCAGCGATTTCTTACGGTACGGCAATGCCAATGCAGTGGTCTATGCTGTGAGCACAGGGCGTGTCAGTGCTTGGGTGTTGTATAACTGTGCGTCTGGTCAGCAGTTCCTTGACGATCTAGACCGGGAACAACTGGCCATAATCTGGCCCTGGATTGATCCTGAGTTCTGGCAGAAAAAGTTTCGAGACTATCTAGCAGATCAAGAATACGTCAAAGACATATTGGCCCGGGCAGGTTGGTAATGAGTGCAGATGTAGACATTGATCTAGCAGATAGAGAGCAAGTGCTGAAGTTGATACAGCATGTGTCTGCTCGACAGATTGTAGACGGTTGTGTGCGCCGGCATAACTCTGGTGTTTATATCACAGACATACCTAGAGATCCTGTTAATCAGTGTGCGGCCATAGACTACCAAGAAGCCAAACAGCGTGGCTATTTTAAGATAGACCTGTTGAACATGACAGTATATCAGCTTGTGCGTGATCAAGCACACTATGATTCAATGTTGGCACAAGAACCGCCGTGGTGTCGTTTGCAGGAGCGTGATTTCTGTGAAAAGATTGCGCACATTGGTAACCACTATGATCTAGTACATCAACTACAGCCTGATAACATACCCAGAATGGCCATGTTGTTGGCAGTGATCCGCCCGGCCAAACGCCATCTAGCACAGGGCGGGTGGTCTGCAATAGCCAAAGATATCTGGACTCGCCCGCAGGACGACAGTTATTTTTTCAAGAAAAGCCATGCTGTAGGCTACGCACAGCTAGTAGCCTTGCACATGAATCTAGTCCATTCTGCGGACCAGGGTGATTGATTTACGTTTGGATTTTTTACGGGCAATGTCTGTTAGGCTGGTACAAGGCCCGTGCAATATTTCAAGATCTTTGTTGGTAAACGTTCGCAGGAACGGACGGAACACTTCCCAATCTTGCTTGAGAAATATGTTGATAGGTATGCTACGATTGCTTTCCCACCACCATACATTGGCCAGTTCTAAGAACACTTTTTTTAGCTCTGGGTGTGGAATATTTCCAAAATCATAGATAGTGGTCACTGCATCGTCGCGGTTTTGTACTACTCCGATGTACTCATTGCCTGCATAGGTGCAGAATGTAATGAAAGGATAGCGTTCTGCTATTTTGGCGAAGATCTCTGTGCCCATAAATATCTTAAGGAATTATTAAAGTGTATTCTACCACTGCCTATTTATATCAGCAAAAACAACAGGTATTATTGATTGATACCAGTGGTGCTTACTTTGACCGGAGGTGGCAACCTGTGTACACAAAAAATCTAAAAATACATCGTGGCGTAGACAACGTCATATTGTTTCAGTTCGTCAATCAAGACGAAAAGCCTGTGAATATCACAGAATCAACTATCACATTTAGACTGATCAGCACCAATGGAGACATATTACTGTTGAGCAAAGACTTGGAAATCCTAAATGCCACCTTTGGAAGAGCCAAAGTGACCTTGCTGTCAACTGAACTGGATTCTATAGATGCACAGCCCGTGGGCTGGAGTCTTGAACGCAACACAGTGACCAGCACACTGTACGAACCTGTGTTTACAGATGCCTATTCCGGTGGTCGTGGCAAAGCTGATGTGGTAGATTCAGTGTACCCTGATTTCGTGCCCAGCGAAATCATGACCATACCTGCCAATCCAGAGATCAGCCAAAGCAATCCCAATCGAAATCACACATCTGCTGTGTATGTACAGGGCCGCCCCCTGGTTACGTTTCAAATGACTTTTGATAACTTTTCGGGCAATGTGAAGCCACAGGGTTCCAACACACAGTTGGGCCCTTGGTATGACATTGGTAGCCAACGCCAATATATCAACCAAGAAGTTCGCGATCATTGGAACATTGAAGGCTATCACAACTATATACGGTTTGAAATAAATCAGTATGGCTACAAAGCCAAAGTGGGCAATGTCATAGTCAGTGGTGGTCAAGTCACCAACATTACCATGAACAATCAAGGCAGTCAGTGGATATCTACACCTTTGCCCAATATTGAAATCCACGGCGAGGGCACAGGAGCCACTGCCTATGCAGAAGCATCAGGCGGCAATGTTACTGGCGCCTTTGTGATCACTGGTGGTGAAGGCTATGTCAACAATCCCAACGCCGCCATCAACAACGGATTTATCACGTCAATAGCATTTAGATGAAGATACGCAAACTGGTAGTATTTGGCGATAGCTGGACCTATGGCGATGAACTTGTGACGCCTGAGTTTAGAGGGTTATCGGCGTCTGAGTTTAGAGATCACTACGATGAAAATCGTAGTTACAGATTGAAACACGGTTACGCAGGTCTAGTAGCCGATAAGTTTGGTCTCGAACTGGACAACATGGCCTTTCCTGGTTCTAGCTTGGAAAGCATGCGCTGGAACTTTATGTGGTATTTGCGCAACGGACAAAGCATTGATGATGTATTGTTTTTGGTAGGACACACAGACGCCACTCGCCAGAGTTGGTTCAATCCTTTGCACGAAATAAGTCGCAAGGATCCACAATGGAATCGACACATGCATGGCACATGGCTCACTCAGCCCAATCCTGACATTGACGAAAACTGGTTCCGTCTACAGAAACTTTGGTTAGGTATGAGTTTTCACGCAGATTGGGCCGAGTACAACTTTCAGACATCAATCAACTTGTTTGATCAGGCCACTAGTCGTTACAAGATTCCGGTCATACAGTTTTCAGTGTTGCCTAACCGTTATGGAGTTACGGCACCCAGCCTTATCTATCCAGGTCTAAGCTGGCGAGAAATCCTGTACCAAAAAAAACAAGAACTGGGCATAGAGCCTTTTGCATCTGGCGGTCATCCCAATGAAAAAGGCCATCAGATCATAGCAGATCACTTGATTGAACACATAAAACATGCTAAAATATTAGAGTGATCGATGTCCTTTCCTACCTACCCATAAAGCGCAAAAACACCAGTTCAGGCTGGACAAGCTTCAATGCACCTTGCTGTGTACACAATGGAGAGTCAGCTGACCGACGTCAGCGAGGTGGTATTAAGGTCACTGCTCAAGGATGGAGTTATCATTGCTTCAACTGCGGATTCACTGCCAGCTTTGTGCTAGGTAGGAATCTCAGTTTCAAAGCTCGCAAGCTGTTGGGGTGGCTCAATATAGATCGTAATGAGATTGAACGCATCAACTTAGAAAGCCTTCGACATCGTAACATAGAAGGCCTGGTAGCCGAGCGTCAACAGATAGTTCAAAAACTACAAAACATTGAGTTTGAAGATCGACTGTTGCCCACGGATACTCAACCACTTACAGATGTCGCGCAATCATATCTCAACAACCGTTCAGTACCGTTGGACTATCCTTTCTTGTATAAGACCATGCCACGCCCGGGCATAGTGATTCCATTCACACACGATGGCCAAGTGGTAGGACACACCACAAGATTTTTAGATGATCGCACACCCAAGTACATACAAGATATCCAGCATGGCTATGTATTTGGCACAGACTTGCAGAAAGATTCATGGCAACATGTTCTGATCATGGAAGGAGTGTTTGATGCACTCAGCGTCAGCGGTCTAGCAGTGTTACACGCAGAAATCAACGATGCCCAAGTACGTCTGATCTGTAGCCTGGGCAAAAAAATAACAGTTGTGCCTGATCAAGATGAAGCAGGCATTCGGTTGATAGATCGTGCCCTGGAACTGGGCTGGGCAGTAAGTATACCCAACTGGGGCTTAGATATCAAAGACGTCAATGATGCTGTGAGAAAATATGGACGTGCAGCCACACTGCTGAGTATTTTTGAAGCTAGAAATAGTAATCGCATACGTATAGAAATGTCCAAAAAAAATCTAGCAAGGAAACTCAATGTCTAGACTGATTATCTACGGAGATAGCTACAGCACACCAAGATTTTGTGTAGAACCACAGGACTCTTGGTGGGGTTTGATGGCTTGGGCACTACAAGTTGACACAGTAGAAAACTACAGCTGGCCAGGCAACAATATAGACAGCATATCTCATCTCATTGTTGCTGGTGCAGGATTTGCTCAAGATGACTATGTTGTAGTTGGTGTGCCACCCATTGAACGTTTTACAGTGTACGATACTGAATCACGGCCGCCCCGATATCACAAAATGTTTGGAAATCTTCAACCCATTGATCAGCCAGAACTGCCGGAGCATGATGGTCTACGTCAGGTAACTACACATCAACTGGGTCGTGGATATGTGACGGCTTGGAATCGAAGTTGGCAAGAAGCACAAACTTTGCGAGAACTTTTTTTGTTAAGTAGATACATCAAAGGATGGACTGATCAGTACTTGTTTGTAAATCTAGCAGAACCGTTTCAACCCAAGACTGATTGGCCAGTATTAGGCAGTATCCAACGAAGATTTTCAGCTGATCCACACAGCATCATATTTGATGACACCTATTACAGTGTCAACAAAGATGTCTATTGTCCTGTAGACTTTGACAAGTTTGGCTGGCACGGTCATTATGGATCCGATGGTAATCAGCGTTGGTGGGAACAAGTGTTAGAACCCAAGCTACAACAGTTGGGATGGGTATGAGAGTAGCAATATTTGGAGATAGTTTTGCTACCATTGACAGAGCAGATTCCTGGGCGTCGCAGTTAGCTAGAGAGTTCAAAGTTGATAACTTTGCACAGCGCGGAGTTAGCGAATACCGCATTTATAAAAGCATACAGCAACGGGATCTAACAAACTACAATCATATCATAGTATTTCATACCAACCCTGACCGAGTATTTGTGCCGGATCATGTAACTCACCCTAGTCGCACCTTACAAACACATCCCTACTGCGATATGCTGGCCAATGACAGTTTAGACAAAGTAGGGTGGGCAGATATCGTCAAAGGATATTACAAAAACTTTTATGATCAGCAGTTTCAAGATGATCTTTTTGATCTTTTGTTAGATAGATTATTCCAGCAGTGCCAGAGTGCAATACATTGCACAGGATTTGATCTTAGTAATACTCACATACATTCATTTTTCACACTAAGACAAACTAATCCAGGCAACATCAATCATCTTGATACACAGGGCAACAGTAAAATTTATCAATATATCAAGGAGCGTATGGTATGATTTATATAGGAGGCTGTAGCATATCTACAGGTGCAGGATTTGAACAAGAGCAAGTCGATGCTAGGATCTATCCAAATCTTTTGGCCCAAGCATTAAAGATGGATGTGATTAACGATGCCGAAGGCGGCTCTAGCAATCTTAAAATATTTTTACGGACTTGCAAAGCCCTTATTGATAATCAATGTGAAATTTTTGTAGTACAGTGGACGGCAATACATCGCCATTGGCTTTATCCTACACCTGATTCGGGATTATTTATTGGCACACCACTAGAAAGTGGGGATGACACGAGATTTGTAGCAGAGTTTCAGAAAAGAAATCATGACTACGGAAATATAATGCAACTTATAGATTTTTGTCGTATAATACAAGACATAGCCAAGTGTAAAAACAAAAAGGTAGTTTTTATCAATGGAAGGATTGATATGACTCCGGACATGGCTGACAGTAGTCTACCAATGAGTACTGAGTTTGAAAATCTTTTGTGCGATCTAAAAAAAGAACAACGAGCAAACTTTGCGCAACAACTGGTCAATAACTTTGAACTAGTTGATTGGAAATCATGGGCCAATCCTTGGCAAAGTGTTGCCAACATGCAAACGGATAAAGCACCAATGGATGCACATCCAGGCCCAGATACTCATGCAAAACTTGTCAAACTCATATTAGAACGCATAGATACGTAATACGAAAGACACCATGAAAGATTACCCAGTAGAAGTACAGCGATTGTTTCTTGAGATCATGATGCAAGATGCGCAGAGTTTTGTGCGAGTGCAAAATATCTACAACGACGAAAACTTTGATCGTAGCTTACGCAGTGCCGCAAAGTTTATCAAAGAACATGCAGACAAACACAAAACATTGCCTGACCGCAAACAAGTGCGAGCAGTGACCAGTGTGAGCTTGGAAGAAATACCTGAACTCAATGATGGCCATCTTGACTGGTTCATGGAAGAGTTTGAAGGCTTTACTAGACGCCAAGAACTAGAACGTGCTATTCTTAAATCAGCAGACTTGTTGGAAAAAGGAAACTTTGATCCTGTAGAGAAGTTGATCAAAGATGCTGTGCAGATATCATTGACCAAAGACTTAGGCACAGATTACTTCGACGATCCACGTGCTCGACTCATGGCACTTAAAAACAACAACGGACAAAACTCCACAGGTTGGCCTGCGTTGGACCAACTACTATATGGCGGATTCAATCGTGGCGAACTACAGATCTTTGCTGGTGGTTCAGGGTCAGGCAAGAGTTTGTTCATGCAGAACTTGGCTGTAAACTGGGCACAGGCCGGACTCAATGGTTGTTATATCACACTAGAACTTTCAGAAGGTTTGTGTTCAATGCGTATTGATTCTATGATGACCAATACGTCTGCCAAAGAGATTTTCCGAGATATTGACACAGTTGAAATGAAAGTCAAAATGATGCAGAAGAAGTCGGGCGCACTGCAAATCAAATACATGCCAGCACAAAGCACAGTCAACGACATTCGTGCTTATCTTAAAGAACTACAAGTTAAAACTGGCAAGCGTGTGGACTTTTTGTGTGTTGACTACTTGGACTTGATCATGCCTGTCAGCGCAAAAGTATCTCCCAATGACTTGTTTGTCAAAGACAAGTACGTGAGTGAAGAACTGCGTAACTTGGCCAAAGAACTCAATGTGCTATTTGTCACAGCATCGCAGTTGAACCGTGCGGCTGTAGAGGAGATTGAATTTGATCACTCACATATTTCAGGTGGTATTTCAAAGATTAATACTGCGGATAACGTATTTGGTATTTTTACTAGCCGCGCTATGCGTGAGCGTGGACGTTATCAGATTCAGCTGATGAAAACTCGTAGTTCCAGCGGTGTTGGACAAAAGGTAGACTTAGAGTTTGACATTGAAAGTCTGCGCATCAGAGACCTAGGGGAAGATCAGCAACAAAGTTCAGGCTTTGTAAAGAAACCCAGCATTTATGAATCTATCAAAGCTAAGAGTCAAGTCAGTGGCAGTGAATCTCTAGATGAAGAAACCGGCGAAGTATTAAAGGTATCCGCAGATGTACAAAGCTCTGCGTTGAAAAAGATGTTAAGCAATATCAAAGCCAACGGATGATATACAGCTTCAATCAGATACGTCACGTTCATTTAGAAATATCCAGTAGGTGCAATGCCGCCTGCCCACTGTGCCCCAGGAACTTTTACGGATATCCCTATAATGATGGTTATGTTGAACATGACATGACCTTGGAGGAAGCACAAAAGATATTTCACCCTGATTTCATAGCACAACTTGACCAACTCTACGTCAATGGTAACTTTGGCGATGCTGTGATGAATCTTGACACAGTTGATATTTTAACTTATTTCCGAACACAAAATTCCAACATAAAAATATCAGTCAGCACCAATGGTGGCGCTCGCGATCGTAAATTTTGGCAAGCATTGGCCAAGTTAAATGTTATAGTGATTTTCTGTATTGATGGGCTTGAGGACACGCACAGTCTCTATAGACAAAACACCTTGTATTCCACTGTGATGAAAAATGCTGAAACTTTTATTTTGGCAGGAGGTCATGCTGTGTGGAAAATGATTGAGTTTGAACATAATCAGCACCAATGGGGCCAGGCCCGTGAGTTGGCACAAGAGCTAGGATTTCAAGAGTTTCGGTTGGTAAATCACGGTAGAGATCAGACACCTGTTTACAACTCTCGCGGTGAACTAACTCATGTGATTGGTACTCCTAAACAAACAGAGTTTAAAATATTGTTTGACAGCAGAAAAACTGACGAAGTGCTATTGGAAGATATAACTCCCAGTCGGGCCCCTAAGCCCATCGCTTGTCAAATACAAAAAAACAAATCAGTTTATGTCAGCAGTACTGGCGATGTTTACCCTTGTTGTTTTTTAGGATTCAATCCCAGCACTTATGGGCACGGCAACTACCATCAAGCAGCCAATAAACAAGTTAAATCTATATTAAAAAACAACAATGCTCTAGAAAATGATTTGGAATCCTGCATAGACTGGTTCGTAACCGTGGAAAAATCCTGGAAAATATCTACCTTTGAGCAGGGCCGCTTGGTTATTTGCAATGACGTTTGTGGACAAAGCCAATAAATATAAAACAAAGGCTTTGTGATCATGCAAAAAAAGACCCGTAGTATATTAGAAGAACTTGATGCTATGTACATCGAGAGAGATCGACGTCATGTGATAGAAAATCGCGCCAGCAATATCATTGCCAGTGCTATCCGTCTCTTGGAACAGATCGAGCAGACCTACAACACTGAATCAGCAGAAAATCTACAGCGCAAACTGATCAACGCCATAAAGATGCGCGATGCATCTAAGTTTACCCGTACAGTAAGGCGCACTGATGAAAGTCAATGACATAGTCAATGAAGGTGTGTTTGATGATCTAAGAGCTATAGGCAAGGCCAGTCAAGCACAGAACGCACAAAAAATCAAACAAGCTCTCTCAGTATTTCGTGGTGAGATAACTCCTCAATGGTACAAAGATCTGTCTGACAAGGTCGGAGCTGAAAAAGCCAAACAACAGGCAGGTATGCTGGCCAATGCATGGACAGCGGCCTGGGACAAAGAATTAAAACGAATAGAAGCTGCCGCAGGTAAGCCTTTTACTGATGATGAATACCGCGGACTTTTTAGATCCTGGCTAGAAAAAGCAGCCAAGGTCAACGTTAACAACGCACCATTAAAAACATTGATACCTGTGCAGAGTATTGAAGCAGTAAAAAACTATTTCACCCAACATTTTATCCCAGGATATCTCAAAGCACAAACCAACCCTGTGTTTGTCATACCCAATGGTACTAAAATAGATACCACAACCACTGTGGGCAGAAAAACCAGCAAGGTAACTTATACCTGGGATAGCTCCAAAGGACGTTTCGTGGATGCTCGTGGCGCAGAGGTACCTACCTACACTGCATTACATTCTGATCTAGTACAACAGGCCATGGATCAAGCCGCGGCCGCGTCAGGTAGCACTATAACCATTGGTGGTAGCGGTGCGGCAACTATTTGAAGGTGGCAACGTCTTCAAAGACAAAGACGGCAACCCACTCACACAACGTATCAATCAAAGCGATGTTCCTGCCACTGTGATGTGGCTGGAGCAACTCACAGGTATAGATTTTCCTCGAGAACGCTGGCTAGGTTCCACAGGGCGAGACACAACATCAGGCGATTTAGATATGGCAGTTGATGTCAATGAAGTTAGCAAGGATCAACTGGCAGCCAAACTTATTCAGTGGGCGCAAAGCCACGGTGAAGATCCAAAGTTATGGGTCAAAAAGAGTGGCGAAGTTCATTTGCGCACACCCATTGCTGGCGACCCAAAACGTGGGTTTGTTCAAACAGACTTTATGTTTTTCCCTAACTTAGATTGGGGCACATTCTTTTATGCTGGTGGCGAAAACAGTGCATACAAAGTCATGGTACGCAATGTATTGATGAGCTCCATAGCCAAGTATCTAGGACTCAAAGTTGGCGCCAATGGCATGTTCAGCAGAACTACCAATGAACTAGTCGACGGCGGTTTAGATCCTGATTATGTGGCACAGGCATTGTTGGGCAAAAAGTCCACTCGGGAAAACTTAAAAAACGTAGAAAGCATTTATGCGGCCCTGGCCCGAGACCCACAGCGTGATGCCAAACTGGCTGACTTCAGAGAATATCTAGCACGTGAAGGCCTGACTGATCCTGATGCACCTGTGGCAGAAAATGACGTACACTTCTTGGCACGCCTGCGTGATCGTATTGTGAACCAAGGCATGATTATGATCATGGAGGGTGTGCGTATTGAGCATCCTGAAGACATGGTATTTGACATGGGCAGTCGCGGCATACAACAAGCCATCACAGGTATTGTCAACACAGCACGTGAACCCAACACTGCCACAGTGAAATGGGATGGCAAGCCAGCTATTATATTTGGTCGCAAACCCAACGGTGATTTTGTGCTCACAGACAAAAGTGGATTTTTAGCCAAAGGCTATGATGGCCTGGCCACTAGCCCGCAACAGATCGCACAGATCATGGCTCAACGTGGTGGCGAGCGTGGTGAACTTGTAGCACTGTACCAAAAGCTATTTCCACTACTAAGGGCCGCTGTACCGCCAGACTTCCGCGGATATATTCAGGGCGATTTGTTGTACAGTCAAACACCACAGCTAGTCAACGGTTCCTATGTTTTCCAACCCAACACTGTGACATATTCTATTCCTGCAGACTCGTCCTTGGGCCAGCAGGTTGGCAAGAGCGAAGCCGCTGTAGTAATACACACTTCGTTAGAAGCGCCTGGCGCACAACCTCAGCCCATACGAGCAGCCGCGCTCAAACCAGTGCCGGGCTTGTTGATTCTTGACCCCAGCCTTAAAGAACCTAGAAATATCAAACTCAACGCCAGCACTGTGGCAAATCTAAAAAAGATAGCCACAGCACAAGGTGCGGCCATTGACCAGCTCTTTAACCCTCAAGAGCTCAGAGCTAGGAAAATCAGCAACCTTCCACAGTTAATGAAGGCATATATCAATAGCCGTGTTCGAGAAGGAAACTTCAATGATTTGTTGGCCGGGTTTGGGCCTTGGGTACAAGCCAAGGAATCCACTAAAGCACTGCGTATTTTTGAATGGGCCAACGAAAACAAAGCAGCCCTGGCCGCTGTGTTTCAAGCATTCTTAGATCTAAGCAGTCTTAAAAATGAGTTAGTGCGTCAACTAGATGCACAAGCACACGATGTACAAGCATCAATCAACGGAGAACCTGGACACGAAGGTTATGTAGGGCAGGGCATGAAATACGTTGATCGCATGCGTTTTAGCCAGGCAAACTTTGTCCGCAATAATCCTGATCTGGACTGATACTGCCGATTTCTCCATTTTGGTATAAATAAAAGTAGACCCAATGAGGTCACATATCAAGGAGATTTGAAATGGCACAATTTACAAGAGTCAATGGTGATTCACAACCAGTATTCGCGCTAGACACACAAAACGGTCCAGTTGCACCTTCAACTTCGTTGGCAGGCGTTCCTGTACAACCACAAGGTCCTAAACTTGACTTCTTCCGTGCAGTTGCTAACACTAGCATCAACGGTGAAGGCGGTGTTGCAGAGTATGTTGCAAACGTGATCCAAGCGATCTCGCAAACAGCTACAGTAGCTATGTACCAAGTTGACAACACAGCACTTTCTGTTGCTGTGTACCCAACCAAAGCATTTGAAGACGCAGCCGCTTTCTTGGCAGCCGCTAACATCACTTACACTGGTTTCCAGTTGGACAGCGCAACAGCAAACGGTTTCAAACTAGCCGCTTAATAGCAGTTAGATCAGACCTAAAAAGCCCTAGTTCTTTAACTAGGGTTTTTTTTACGGCTTAAATACCTGCATGAGCGGAGAATATGTTTTTGAAAGCCCCGATGGTGGACACACTGTATATCGTCGGTACGTGGGCAAACAAGATAGAGAACTAGTCTCAGTGGATAGAGAAACTCAAGACCAACTCAACAGGTTAAAAGAAGATAAACTCTGGGGTGATATTCGTCGTGCTAGTTTAAATGATCCTGCGCTCAAAGAAATGTTAGATCAGGTCCGAGTATATTATGAACTCAAGTACCCTGCAAAAGGTTGAATGTTGGTGCTTGTTTGATATCACATCTACAGCCGTAAATGGACATCAACGCAACGTAGAATATCCTTATGTCAGTCGTAGTGGGGTTGAGATCAACAACCCTCGAGACTTGGCGCAAGCTAGAAATCAACAACGCAACTTAGATACTGTATTGCAGTTATTGGGTATGCGAACACAAGTATTTGAAATCTCTAAATCTGAAATCACTTCCGACATACCACCAGAGTTTGCATGGGCAGGCACTGAGAGTCGGGTATGGAGATTTACATTTGAAATAGAACCTCAATCACAATGGACTGTGGACGGAGACAATTTTTGTATTTTAAAAGCCGACAGCGAACTTACTCCTATACTATTAGGATTAACAGAAACAGCAAAAATGGAACCTTGGATTAAAACACAAGGCCCTAACATTAATATCATTTATTATGCCAAAACAAATAAATAAACAGTCAACCAGGAAAGACCCCAATGGAAACAACGGACATCGAAAAGAAAAGTCTAGAAACTCACGTGGAACTATGCGCCCAGAGGTACAAGTATCTGGAAGAGAAGCTGGAAAACGTAGAACAAAACATGATAAATCTCAACACAGTGATTCAAGAGATCCATGGCATGATGCAAAAAATGAGCGACAAGCACACGGATCGACTGATCAACTGGGGGATCGGGATCATAGTGTTCCTAGCAGGGATAATAGGCTGGTTTCTCACACACTACGTCTTAAAGTAAGCGAACGCCAGACCCAGCTCATGCTGGAACGCCTTACCCGAGATCATCTATTAAACAATCCCAACGCTATCATACGCTTGTATGATGCAATACGAGCGTTTGGCAAATATACAATAACGAAGAATACCACTGGATATCAGGTATATCGCAGTGCTACTTTGGCTGCTGAACCCAGCTCCGGCAAGGTAGCTCTCAGTTGGTGTGTGGCGGACAAGTATGGTAAAGACACATTGGCACACCAACTGCTAATGCTGGACCAGGAAATAGAGCGACGCCAAAACGAAATAGCTCATTATAGATACACGCTAGAGCACAGCGAAGATGCTATAAGAAAATCCGTGGTCAGCGATAGGTTATGGGAAAGCCAGGCACGCCTAAAATACGCTCAAAAACATCTCGAAGAATGTTTAAATCGTGCTAAATACTGGCAACAAAGAGGATTCAACGATGAAACTGCAAGAATTGGAATCAAAAACCAAAACACAACAAAGCCTGGAAGTCTTTGAAAGCCACTTTGGTCAGAATTTGGCCATTGATACTATGACACCTGGTCAGGCACAGACCATGCTCAAACGTGTACGGGGATTGATACGCGAATATCGCGAAACTTCTGAGTTTCATCGCAGTGAGCGCAATCCAGCTTATCTCAAACTAGTGGTAATGGAACGTGCTCTTGAAAGCCGCGTAAAAGAATCACAACCAGGCGCCGCACCAGGCATGGCCATGGCGCAACAAGACCCCAAGCAAGCCGCAGCCGCAGCCGCTGGAGTTAGAAAAGTTGCCGCTGCCACAGGACAAGGTGCTCAGGCCAATTTACTTGGCAAAGCCATTGATACAGCAGTGGCAGGCAAAATACTAGATCCTAGACAACGTACCGCACTCGGCACACAACTAGGTGGGTTACAAAAAGCCATGAGCGATCCAGCTACAGCGTCACGTCTGCAGCAGATGTTGAAAAAAGCCACTGCCGCAGAAAGCAAAAAACATCGTGGACGCAGACTGCGCGAAGCCAGCGAGTTACAACAAGCACAAGTTGTTCTGGCCGCTCAAGACATGGTTGATCAGATCCAGAAAATGATCGAACAAGTTTCGGCCATGCAGTTCAAAGATCTTCCTGCTCTTGTAGATTCTATCCGCAACGATGTTGGCATGGATCAAGCACAACAGTTTAACAATGACGTCACAACCGCACTACAAGGTCTCATCCAGGGACTTCAGGGTTCCAAAACCCAGCTGGAAACCGCACAAGGTGTACTTACAGGCCAAGCCCCAGTGGTGCCAGGACAAGATGCTGATGCCGACGCACCTACCCTTCCAGGAGGCAATGTATCCGGTGCTGACACTGGCGAAGTAGACATGAGTGCAGATTTAGATCTTGATGCTAATCTTCCACCAGAAGACAGCGAAGAAATCCCTGCCAAGGCCCTGGGCCGAGAGCGTAGATAATATGTTGATCCGAGAGTTCCGGGATCCAGACTCAACAAAACTGGCCGCCATAGGCCATTTTTTACTCAAGCGGGCTCAAGATACAGACGCAATCAAACCCATGAATGTGGATGCATTTATCAGTCTTGCTCACGAGAATGGTATCAACATGACAGCCGAACGCCTGGAAACCTTGGCAGTACAACCACCGCTCAACAATGTCATTGACTCTATTCAAAACGGCGAGATTATTTGGAAAGGTTCTAAAACTCCAGATGCCAGCAATCAAAAAATGAGTGTGGATCAAGCCCGTAAAACCGTGAACCAAATGGCCAAACGTGCCATTGACCTAAAGTAAATAATCTAGTATAATAACAAAAGGAGGTTCTTATGGCGTACAGCAATATGGTCGTAGATCACTATGAAAACCCCCGTAATGTTGGTAGTCTTGATAAGTCTGATCCTACCGTTGGTACTGGTATGGTTGGAGCACCTGCTTGCGGGGATGTAATGAAACTACAGATAAAGGTAGATGATGCTACAGGTATTATTACAGATGCGAAATTTAAAACGTATGGCTGCGGATCGGCTATCGCAAGCTCAAGTCTGGTCACAGAGTGGGTCAAAGGTAAAACTCTCGACCAAGCCAGTTCAATCAAAAACTCAGCCATTGCAGAAGAACTAGCACTTCCACCAGTAAAGATACATTGTTCAATCCTGGCCGAGGATGCTATCAAGGCCGCAGTAGACGATTATCGTAAAAAACATCAGGCCTAAATGGATTGTGTAAACGTCACAGACAATGAAGTGATTGTACGTCTAACCGATTATATCAAACATGACGGATATGTGCATCATTTACCAGAACTGTATAGGACTCTCTATCAGCTCAGCGACACTATCAGTACCCGCACCGTGAGATTCTTGTCTCACGAAACAGAACCTTTTAGGATGGTAGCATTTGATCGTGTGTTAGAACATGTAGCTACTACGATGTCACTGCCCAAACACAGACTTGTGTTGGATACCTACGATCATGTTCCACTGTTTGAAACTCCCTGGGCTACGGTGATAACGAGACCTAGCACAAGTTTAACACAGGCGCTCAGAGACATTAAGGTTGACAAATGCATTCGAGATCCCAACGCCAGGATGTTTGGGGGCTTTTTTGGAAGATTTACTCCTCATAGATTTTTGATGGCGTATTTTTTGGAAACAGAGATAGCACAACACAGTGTTGTGGCGTTCCAACCCAAGATTGAATGGGCAGAATACGAATTTGAATCCGTAAAGAAATGGTTTGTTAAAGAACTTGATTGGTTGCGATCAAGACAAGAGAAAAATGCTACCATCGAAGGTGGATACAATGGGCGAGTAGATGGATTCAACTGCTTGCCAGATTATCACAATGTTTTTCCATTGTATCATATAGAAGTTGTAATAGAAACCAATGTATATGAATGTGGTTGGTGGACAGAAAAAACTGCCAAGTGTTTGGTATCAGGTAAACCTTTTATTCTGTTAGGCACTCAGGGGCAGTTAGTTGATTTGAGAGGCCTAGGGTTCAAGACTTTTGATCCATGGATCAACGAAGACTACGATAAAGAGTCAAACCCAGAAAAACGTTTTGACATGATCAAAGACGAAATACGTCGTATAGCATCTTTGGACTATGAGCAGAAACAAAAGATGCTGACTCAAATCAATGCTATTGCAGATTACAATCGCGATATCTACGCTAGTTTGATTGGAAAATATTTCAAACAATGATTAATATAACTGAACTAGCTGCCTGCAAAGTCAAGGAAAACATTGCACGTCGTGGGCGCGGTCTAGGTATCAAGATTGGAGTAAAAACCACAGGTTGTTCGGGGCTAGCCTACACTTTGGAATATGTGGATACAGAGCAGGGCCGAGAACACTGTATAGCGCACTATGATGTCAATGGTGTGCGCATTTATGTAGATCCCAAACATCGTCCTTACCTTGAAGGTATGATCATGGATTGGGTCCGTAAAGGACTCAATGAAGGATTTGATTTTGTTAACCCCAATGAACGTGATCGCTGTGGTTGCGGAGAAAGTTTCCGAGTTTAATGATAACACAATGCTACAACTATGCACCGTTGGATCGCACTACACTAGAAGGCAAACGACACTATTGTCTACCCGATGGCTCAAAAGTTCCTTCGGTAACAACTATTTTAGACCGAACCAAGCCCGCAGAACAACGTGAAGCTTTGGCCAACTGGAAAAAGCGAGTGGGCGAGCAACAGGCACAGACTATTACCACAGAAGCCGCCAATCGTGGCACGAGAATGCATGCTTATCTTGAACGTTATATTCTCAGCGATGATATGAAACCTTTGCCAGGCAATCCTTTTGCACACCCGTCGTGGTTCATGGCTGCAGAAGTCATACTCCAGGGACTGTGCAATGTTGACGAATACTGGGGCAGCGAAGTTCCGCTGTATTATTCAGGACTGTACGCAGGGACCACAGACTGTGTTGGTATCTGGAAAGGGCGTCCTGCAATCATGGACTTTAAACAAACAAACAAACCCAAACGTCGTGAATGGATCAGCGATTACTTCATTCAACTGGCGGCCTATGCACAAGCTCATGATCACATGCATGGCACAGACATAGACACGGGCGTAATTTTGATGGCTGCCCAGCCCAAACTGTTGGAAGACAACACCTATACAACCCCCGAATATCAGGAGTTTGTGATAGAAAAAGAAGAGTTTGCGCACTGGAAAAATGAGTGGAACAAGCGTGTGGATCTCTACTACTTGACCAGCTAAATACGTGATCGGAGACAAGAATGGCAATAGTTCAGATATCACGTATCACCCAGCGCAAAGGACTCAGTGAAAACTTACCGCAACTAGCAGGTGCAGAGTTTGGCTGGGTCATTGACGAGCGTCGGCTTTTCATTGGTAACGGCACCATACAAGAAGGTGCACCTGCCATTGGCAACACTGAAATACTCACACAGTATTCTGACATATTTGCTATCGCCGGACTCTATACCTACAAAGGCGAAGCTGGTGGATACACTGTACAAACAGGTCCCACATCCAGCAATCCTGTAAAACGTACCCTACAGTCGGTACTGGACGAAATGGCATCAGTCAAGGACTTTGGTGCCACTGGAGACGGAGAAACCGACGATACAGATGCTATCAATCGTGCGCTGTTCCAGATGTTCTGTCGCGAAGCCAATCCACAAGTGCGCCGTAGTTTGTTTTTTCCAGCTGGTGTGTATCTTGTCAATGAGACCATTAACATTCCGCCTTACGCCAAACTATATGGCGAAGGTGGTGACAGTTCTATCATATTCCTTGTTGCTAGAGATGACTCTACAGTGGCATCTTATGCGGCTCGCACTGCTGACAGTCTACAGCAAACAGGTGTAAACATTGGTAACAATGGTGCCGCACCTCCACAGAACATTGAAATCTACAACATGGGTTTCCAAAGCAACGAAGAAGTTGATCTTTTCTTGGTTGAAGACGCTGAACAGATCACCTTTCAAAACGTTAGCTTTCGAGGTCCTTTTAGTCAGAGTTACATTGAAAACAATGCCGGCGATGTAACCACGGCCAACATTGTCTGTGTGAGATTTGCCAGCACTGTGAGTTATATTACCAACACCATCACGTTTGATTTTTGCCACTACACAGGCATGACCTATGCATTTAACGCAGACCAGCAGATACAGGGCGTGACCGTACAAAACTCTAAGTTCAATGTACTGTACCAAGGCATATTGTTAGGCACAGGTGCACCCGTCAACGGCGGACCTGTAGGCTTCCGTGTGTTGCATAATCTGTTTGATAATATAGCGCAAGAAGGCATCATTATTGGTGCTGTTGAAAACAACATGACTGGCTATAACATCTTCTTGGATGTGGCCACAAACTTCCAGGGCGGTAACCAGACTCCCACAGCACCCATCGTTGACATACAAAATGACAACAACGTGTCGCTAGGAGACATGTTTGAGCGAGATGAAGCGTTCAACATTGTTGAGCCTAGAATCAAGGTTAATAATAAAAAAGTTTTTGCCTTAGACAAAGGTGAACGTTACAAGTTTGGTACCTATATTCAAAACGCAGGCGACCAGGTCTATCTAGATCTTACTGGTGCACCAACTACTGTGATGACTATTAATACAGCAGAAGCACAGGCGTTTACTATGCAATACAGATTTAGAGACGATTTAAACTTAACCATACGTTTTGGCACACTAACAGTGGTAGCACAAGACAGCGATGATTCGGCAGGTACCTTGAGCTACACAGATGATTATACTGAAAACAATCCCACAGACTTGGTATTGAGTGTGACCCAAAGCGGTAGCAATATCAACGTACAGTACACACTGGGTGGCATTGCCACTGGCGGCACATTAAAATATTCCATCAGCTATCTAGGATAACTGTGTGGTCTGACCGTTATGAAGAACGGTTGGTTCAGTGGAGAGAACTACGCACTGCCAACCAAAATAATCCAATCGATCAAGCACTGTTGGCCATCAATGATTGGTGGCAACAGGCACCCATGGTCAATCATTATTTGCATTGGGACGATTTGCATGATTGGCCAGATCCTTGGCAGTTATTGGTTGACAATCACTTTTGCAGTCTTGCAAAAGCTCTGGGCATAGTGTATACTATCCAAATGACCGGAAGATCTGACATAACCGCCATGCACATAGCCGACAATGGTGATTCCGGGGACAATTTAGTTCTAGTGAACGGGGGAAAATATATCCTGAATTGGGCATCGGGGGAGTTGTTAAATATGACATCCACACAAGTAAGCATAAAGAGGAGCGTAGATTCACAAGTGGTAGTAAAGAAAATTAACTGAGATAGCGATGACACAAATACAAATAACAAAAAGAGACGGACGACGGGAGCCACTGGATTTAGAGAAACTGCATAAAGTGGTGTTTTGGGCCACAGAAGGTATCACAGGAGTTTCGGCCAGTCAAGTTGAAATCAAATCACACATACAGTTTTACAACGGAATCAAAACAGCAGACATTCAAGAAACACTGATCAAGAGCGCGGCAGACTTGATTACGGAAGAAACTCCTAACTATCAGTACGTGGCTGGCAGATTGATTTGCTATCATCTTCGCAAACAAGTCTATGGTCAGTTCCAGCCTTGGCACATCCTTGATCTTGTGAAGAAAAATGTGGCTGCTGGATTCTATGACAATGAGTTGCTTACAGTATATAACGCAAATGAATGGCGGCGCATCAACAGTTTCATTCGTCACGATCGCGACGAGCAGTTGACCTATGCAGCCATGGAACAGTTCCGTGGCAAGTATCTTGTACAGAATAGAGTGACCAAAGAAATCTTTGAAACACCGCAGATGGCCTATGCGTTGATCGCAGCCACCTTGTTCCAGCACTATCCCCAAGACAGCCGCATGATGTGGGTTCGCGAATACTATGATGCCATTAGTCAGCATCAAGTGAGTCTGCCCACTCCTGTGATGGCCGGTGTGCGTACTCCCATGCGCCAGTTCTCAAGCTGTGTGTTGATTGAAACAGGAGACAGTCTGGATTCGATCAATGCTACATCGTCTAGTATTGTAAAGTATGTGAGCCAAAAAGCCGGCATTGGCATTGGCGGCGGTCGCATTCGTGCGCTAGGATCACCTATTCGCAATGGTGATGCATACCATACAGGTGTTATTCCCTTTTACAAAATGTTTCAGGCAGCTACCCGCTCGTGTAGCCAAGGCGGTGTACGCAATGGAGCCGCCACTCTCTATTACCCAATCTGGCACTATGAAGTTGAAGATCTTCTAGTGCTTAAAAACAACAAAGGCACTGAAGACAATCGTGTGCGTCACATGGACTACGGTGTGCAGTTCAACAAAGTCATGTACGAACGATTGCTCATGGGCGGCGACATTACCTTGTTCTCGCCGCATGACGTGCCAGAGATGTATGAAGCTTTCTTCTCAGACGTAGATCGATTCCGCGAGCTGTATGAAACAGCTGAGCGCAATACCAAACTACGTAAGAAAAAAGTCAAAGCCATTGACCTGTTTACTGCTTTCATGCAAGAACGTAAGGACACGGGTCGTGTGTACTTACAAAACGTTGATCACGCCAACACTCACGGATCATTCAAACCAGACTTGGCGCCTGTTAAAATGAGCAACCTCTGCTGTGAGATCACGTTGCCAACCAAACCTCTAGACGATGTACATGATGAGAATGGTGAGATTGCCTTGTGTACACTAAGTGCAATCAACTGGGGTGTGTTCCGTAATCCTGAAGACATGGAAAAAGCCTGCACACTGTCAGTGCGCGGACTTGATGCACTGTTGAGTTATCAAAACTATCCTATCATTGCCGCACAGTTGGCCACAGAAGCACGACGTCCGTTGGGAGTTGGAATCATTAACTTTGCCTACTGGCTGGCCAAGAATGATCTGAGCTACAGTGATCCAGCAGCCTTGCCTGTGGTAGATCGTTGGGCACAGTACTGGTCATACTATTTGATCAAAGCATCAGCAGATCTTGCACGTGAGTTTGGTGCTTGCCCCAAGAGCAACGAAACCAAGTACGGTGACGGTATCCTTCCTGTGGATACTTACAAGCGTGAAGTTGACGAGCTGGTGCCACACGTTGATGTAGTAGACTGGGCAGAACTTCGCAAACAACTCAAGACAACGGGTATTCGCAACTCCACGCTAATGGCGTTGATGCCAGCAGAAACATCAGCACAGATTTCAAACTCGACCAATGGAGTAGAACCTCCTCGTAGCTATGTCACAGTGAAACAAAGCAAGGACGGTGTGCTCAAACAAGTGGTTCCCGAATACCGCAGATTGAAAAACAAATACGAACTGCTGTGGGATCAGAAGTCGCCCGAAGGTTACTTGAAGATCATGGCAATGTTACAGAAATACATTGACCAAGGTATCAGTGTAAACACCAGCTATAATCCGCAATTCTTTGATGATGAAAAGATTCCAATGAGCGAAATGCTCAAGCATATGATCATGTTTTATAAGTATGGCGGCAAGCAACTCTATTACTTCAATACCTATGACGGGTCAGGAGAAATAGATGTTGACAGAATTAATCGACAAGAAATCCTGATCCAAGCACCTGACATAATGATCGCAGATGATGCCGACTGCGATAGTTGTAAAATTTAAAAGAGAATAAATATGACCGTACTTAATCTAAAAAAGCGTGACCATACCACCGCCCTGGCCTTTCTTGATCCTCAAGGTAGCCTGGGCATGCAACGATATGATACATTGAAGTATCGTCAGTTTGACAAGCTCACTGACAAGCAGTTGGGTTTTTTCTGGCGACCTGAAGAAGTTGATGTGTTGCGTGATGCCAAGGACTTCAAAGACCTAACTCCGTTTGAACAACACATCTTTACCGCCAACCTCAAGCGTCAGATTCTTTTGGACTCAGTACAAGGTCGTTCACCAAACTTGGCATTTCTTCCCATTGTTACTCTGCCAGAACTAGAGACTTGGATTGAAACTTGGGCCTTTTCCGAAACCATTCACAGTCGTAGTTACACTCACATCATCCGTAATGTGTATTCAGATCCTGCTAGAGTGTTTGACGAGATGCTGGAGATTGACGACATCATTGCCTGCGGCAATGATATTTCCAAATACTATGACGATTTGATAGGTTACAGCCAATGGTATCAACTGTTGGGCGCAGGCAAACACACATGCAATGGTGTTGAGTTTGAAGTATCAAAGTATGAGCTCAAGAAGAAACTGTGGCTGTGCCTTAACTCGGTCAATGTGCTAGAAGGCATTCGCTTCTATGTGAGCTTTGCTTGTAGCTGGGCCTTTGCCGAACTGAAAAAGATGGAAGGCAATGCCAAGATTATCAAACTTATTGCACGTGACGAAAACGTCCACTTGGGCTTCTCACAAAGTCTGTTGAAGATTCTTCCACAAGACGATGCCGATTTTGTAAAGATACGCCAGGAAACACAAGCTGAAGTTGTAGCTATGTTTGATTCTGCTGTGGCGCAAGAAGAAGCCTGGGCTGACTATTTGTTCAAAGACGGATCTATGCTTGGTCTCAACAAGCAGTTGCTCCGCGACTATATAGAGTGGATTGCGCACAAGCGAATGACTGCCTTGGGTTTGCCTAATCATTATAAGGGCGAATCAAATCCACTGCCGTGGACTCAGAAGTGGATTGCTGGCGGCGATGTGCAAGTGGCACCACAAGAAACAGAAATCACCTCTTACGTAATTGGTGGTACCAAACAAGACGTTGACTTAAACACATTTACGGGCATGAGTCTTTAATGCTAGAGACTATCTGCGAAACTTTAGTAGAGGCATATCGTCGTAACTGGATTACCAGTCGCGATGGTAATGTCAGCATACGTCATCATGACCGTGATTACTTTTACATCACTCCCAGTGGTGTTCGTAAACAAACACTGCAACCTGACCAGTTCAAGAAAATTCGCATTATTGATCAACTCAGCACGGTGCCTCCGTTCTTAAGCAAAACCTGGCAAGAAGATTATTACACTGATATTAGTGCTAACCTAAAACCTAGCGGCGAGTTACCTTTGCACTTTGGATTACAGCGAGCCATGGGTCAGCACTCAACCGATGTGCGGGTAGTAGTTCATCTACATCCTACCTATTGTGTGGCGGCCATGCATGCCGGTATTGAACTAGGGGCTATTGCCCGAAAGTTTCCTGAACTAAGTCGCTATACTAAGGTCGCTTACAATGTAGGAGATGTTCCGCCCATCAGTCAAGAACTAGCCGATCAATGTCATCATCATTTTGAGCTAGATAATGAAGGCAATGTTGCTTACGATATCGTAGGTATCAAAGAACACGGAGTCGTGGCCATAGATTCCACTCCGTGGCGTGCATTTGAACACATTGAACGACTAGAGCATATTTGTAAAATAGTTCTAGCTTCAAAAATACATCAAGGAAAATAGGATGCTAACAGTATATTCAAAAAAACACTGCCCATTTTGCGATCAAGCCAAAGCTCTGCTTCAAAGCAAAGACATTGCGTTTGAAGAAATCAAAATCGACGAAGACTCAGCCGCACGAGATTTTATTGTTGGCCAAGGACATCGCACAGTTCCGCAGATCTATCACAATGGTGAATTATTAGTAGAAGGTGGATTCCAAGGTTTAAGTAAGCTGAGCACAGACGAGATCCGTACTCGTATGGCCTTACTGAAAACCTAGGAACCCTATGAACCATATACAACTCAACCAGATCTACACTTTTAAACTGGTCAGCGGTGAAGAAATCACAGCCAAAGTCTACAAAAAAACTTCAGACAGCATCGAAGTAGCCCAGCCCATCTGCATGGTCTTGGGCCCGCAAGGGCTACAAATGATGCCCTGTTTGTTGAGCTTAAATCCCAATAAAAATGTGCATATAAATACTGCTAGTATTGCATTGACAGGTGAAACTCGCGAAGACGTACGTGCCAAATATCTCGAAGCCACCACAGGCATTGTCACTCCTCCTGCCAAGCAAATCATAACAGGATAAACTTATGCCACCAGCAGTTAGAATTGGTGATCCAAACGAAGCGGGAGGACTTGCTATGTCTCCCGGAGCCAGGAGCGTACTGATCAATGGACGTCCAGCCTGCATTACAGGTACATCTGTCTCGCCACACCTACCTTGCCCCGTAATGAAAATACATTGTCGAGCAAAGACAACATTGGGTAGCCGTTCTGTCACGGCCGAGGGTAAACCCATAGTGTATGTAGGATCACTAGACACCTGTTTCGATCCCAGAGTCTTGGGTAGCTTGAACGTAATAGTAGGAAACTGACATGGCCTGCCAAGGTGGGTTTACCTCTATCATCATGACTGCGGGCGCCAGCTTTATTGCCAACGGCGGTTTGGCAGATATCCTGGGTGGCGCACCCATTGGGGGTGCTGAGGCCCTGGGCGGTCTCGGCGAAGTCACTGCATTTTTTCCTGATGGTGTTAGCCAGGTCATGAGCACTGCCCAGGCCACGTCACAAGGTCTGTTATCTACAACTAGCCAAAGCTGGTACAGCAGTCTCACACAAACTCTTGGTGAGATGAAAACTGCTGTGCTAGAGTTTACCGAACCTATGCGTACTGCCTGGAATCAGATTGCCACAGCTCCAGTGGCTGCTGACAACATAGTATTCTTGAGCACTGTAGGAACCTACGGACCCAAAACAGCCGCGTTTTTGGAGACCGTGACCGAAAAAGCCTATAGCACTGCCATACAAACTGGCATCAAATGGGCTGGTACTAGCTTAGGCGGCCCTGGAGAGTTTGTATCGGGAGTTTTACAAGGTGATGCTAAAGTATTGGGAAGTATTTTCAACTCGGCACAGAGCTATGTAGACACTACCAACAGTTTTGTCAATGCGGCTGAGCGTAGCGACAAGTACCCTAAAAAAACATTTACCAATATGGAAAACACCATCACTGCTGGAGTCACAGGCGTGTCGAACTGGACAGAAGGCGTAGGCGAAGATATTGGCAACCTTGGTGATACAGTGAGTTGGAAAAATCTCAAAAATCTTGGCAGTCCAGGACAGCTCATGGCCAATATGGAAAATAATGGGACTCTAGGACCCATGTATGATAAGTTGGGAGCGATCCGAGTCAATGAAAAAACTGCCCAAGAACTTGGTTACAATCTTGTAACGTCGGCTTTTAATGTGGTCACTGGTAAAAAATCCAGCACCGGATTAGGAGACTTGACACAAAATATCACTCTCAAAGAACTGGGAGTAGACTTAAATGGTCTAGCCAGAAGAGGTACCAACCTTCCACCCACCATACAAAAAGAAATATATAGGCAGTTGGGTACATTGAATCCAACAGAAGTGTCACAAGTCAAGGCTATATTGAACAACACACAGGCTAGTGTTAGACAAGGTCAGGACTTGCTAAATCCAACCAAACTGTTTGGAAAGAGTTATACCACACTGACCACTCCCATACGTACAGCATCAGTGGGCTTTAGGGCCATATATGAAGATTCTTCGGGTGCAGTAAACCCCGAACTCAATAATCTTGGTCAAAATCTCAAAGGCATCGTTCCTGATGATTTGGCTGTGGCCAACGATGCGGTAGCTCGCAGTTTGCTACAGATCAAAGGTATACAAAATTCTAGCACAGACTTGATAGCCGCGGCAATCAGCGGATTGGAAAACCTTGAAGGTCTACCACTGATACAAAATCAAACACAGAATGCGCCACAAGGTGTTCTAGATTATTGGAAAGCACAGTACAATGAAGATTATGATATTCCGCTGGGCACTGGTGCTCTAGGGCAACTAGTGATATCGGATGTGATTGGTTTTGCCGCCGGTTATAACAGTGGATCATACCTGCAAGACAATTCAACAAAGTTAGCAGAACTAGATGCTATTGGTGCATTTGATGAGTTCACACAGGTACAAGGTATCTACGAAACCATCCAGGCCTTTAGCCAAGGTATCTTTGGACCAGTTAACGTAGCAGTTTATCCTGAAACAGACCCTCCTGAATGGGAAGTTGAAATTCCAGCAGGGTGGGCTGCTGCCGGCACATATGGTCCATTTGACACAGCAGAAGAGGCCTACGAAGACGCCTGGATCAACGGTATCATTCCTTTTACAGCATTGGCCAATGTAGACATCATCCAAAACTATCCTGTGGCGCAAACAGTATATAACAATGAAAATGCCTGGCAAGATCAGTTGGGTCGAGAATACCTCAACCGTCAACGCATAGACTTGGTAGCAGAAGATATTCTACCAAACAATACCGTGGCCATGAGTTTTGCTGAGCAACTGCCTGAATACGGAAAGCGCACAGAGTTTGGCGGACCGGCTATGTGGTTAGAGCGTGTGGCTGTGGCAAACAGTCTAGGCGGTCAGGCCATTATCGCGGCCATGAGAGAAGGTAGAAACGTACAAAGATTAAATGCGGCTGGCCTTGAACAAGACACTGCCCTTGACACAACCACAATCGAAGAGCCAGGCACCTTGGCGCCAAATCAATACACCAAAGAACAAGCCGAGGCCTTGTTAATCCGTAGTTGACAAGTAACTCCATTTCGCTTATACTATAGTTACAGTATGTAGTAGTCAAAAAGGAGCTCAAAATGGTAGAAGTCAAACTTTCCGGACTGTTAAAAGTTAGTATAATCGAGTACGAGCGGGGCTGGGGACAGCGGGTTGCCCCCAACGATACTTGCTTATTTTCCACCCTGGAAGAAGCAGAACACTATGCAAAGCATTCGGAAGAGGGCGGCAACCCAGATTACTACTTCCGTGCTAGAATTACAAAAAAGTAAACTAAAGTATTTACCCTGCAAATAGCAGAGTTTTTTGTGGTTTGTACACACTATCTTAAAACAGTTGACCAGAAACGTCCATTTCGGCTATAATATAGCATAGAGAGTAATAAAGCAGGAGCTAAACATGCGTCAAAAACAAATCATCCAAGGTCTGAACAACAGCCAAAAAATCCGAGTCATTGTTAACGGTTTGGGATTCTACACTACTGTGCAAGGCATGACTAAGATGTGTTTCACTGAACAGCGTATGGCTGTGTGGACTGCTCTTGAGCGTATTGCTCGCAAAGGTATCTTGGGCATGGCCAGTTGTACCAGCATATATGACAGCAAGATGCAAAAAATGGACATTGATTTCCAAGTAGATCTGGTTTAAATAAAAAGGTACAGGCATGACACAGGCTTGCAATTGGCAAAATAAAGAATTCAATGGATTAAAAGTGGCGGCAGATTGGATCGAAGATCTCGAAGGCTCAGACTCTAGGCTACACAAAGAAGCAGTGATCGAAAAGGCTCTGGTAGCGGCTCGATTGGGCTCGGCAGGGGCGCAGTGTTTTTTATACAACTGCTACCTGGCCTACAATCCTTATTTCGTCTATGGTGTAAAGAAAGTTCCTAAAACCTCAGGGCTCACAGGCAAGGACAATCCTTGGACAGAGTTCTGGGCACTGACAGAAGCTCTCCGCACTCGTAGCATCACTGGCGGCAAGGCAAAGGACAAGATAGAAGAGCTGGCCAGTCGTTTTGACTCTGCGGAGTGGAACAGCCTGGCCCGCCGAGTTTTGATCAAAGATCTCCGTTGTGGTATCTCAGAAAAAACCTTGAACAAAGTTCTGGGCAACTCGGAATGGAAGATTCCTGTGTTTACTTGCCAGTTGGCCACAGATTCCAACGATCACCAAAACAAGCTCCGAGGCACCAAACGTATCGAATGTAAACTAGACGGTGTTCGTGTACTGGCAGTGGTCAGTAAAAACACCGTAAACTTGTACAGCCGCAATGGCAAGCCCTTTGACAACTTTCCGCAAGTGGCCGCGGCCATTGAGTCATTTCGCAACAAGATGAGTCTCACAACCAAGGGCCCGTTTGTGCTAGATGGTGAGATTGTGGGTGAAAGTTTTCAACAACTCATGCGCCAAGCACACCGCAAGAGCGATGCCAAGACAGACGGCATGACTTATTATGTGTTTGACGTAATAACTATGCAAGACTTTGAGCGTGGATTCTGGAACGCTCAACAGTACAAGCGTACACAGATCCTAGAAGATTGCCAGGCCGTTATTGACGCCAGCGACTGTGTGCGTGTGATGCCTGGCCTGGATGTTGATCTTGACACATCAGAAGGGCATGATATCATGCGGCGCTTTGCTGAAAATGCTGTCACACAAGGCTACGAAGGCATCATGATCAAAGATATTGATGCTCCTTACGAGTGTAAACGTAGCAGTTTCTGGATGAAGTGGAAGCCCACCATCACTGTGGATTTGAATATTGTTGGTTTCGAACAAGGCACCGGTCGAAACTCGGATCGTTTGGGTGCGTTAATCTGTGAAGGAGTTGACAATGGACGTGACATTCGCGTTAATGTTGGTAGCGGTTTGTCTGATAGCGATCGTGATGAGTATTGGCTCGCCCGCGATGACCTTGTTGGTCGCTTGGTTGAAATCGAAGCTGATGCGGTAACCCAAAATCAAGATGGAACATACAGCCTAAGGTTTCCACGTTTTGTGAGATTCCGTGGTTGGGCAGCAGGAGAAAAAATATGAACTGGATACAGATTATTATTGTGCATGCTGGTGCATTAAGCAACGCTGACTCTATGGTCATGACCAGCATTGGTGGATTCCAGAATCAACCAGCATGTCAAGCCGCTGGTGATTAGGCTGTAAAAATGGCCACAGCCACTAACAAGGCCATGAAGTTTATTTGTGTAAGGACTGACAAATGATCGACTTTGGTATCCGACTCCGTAATCCATTTCCGGCTAGCCCATTTAGAAATATCTGGGCCGGTGCAAAACAGTTGACCGAACATAAGTTTGTAGAACTACAGTTTAGTTATTATCGATTCAACTGGTTCGAGCTTGCAATAGATTTTAACTGGCGACAGACCGATCATGCAGGACCTTGGGCCACGATCAATGTATTTGGATATACCGTGGATCTGCGTATAGTGGATTCACGACATTGGAACGACGAAACCAACACATGGCAAACTTATAAAAGCTCTTGAAGACTCTGATCTCACAGTAGATCAAAAACAGTTTCTCAATGAAATCCAAGGCGTCCGCTATGTTGTGATCAACAAACAGCATGGCGGTTTTGGTTTAAGCCAAGAAGGTGTTGAACGATATCTTGAAATAAAAGGTATAGAGCACTAGGTAGTTCCTCATAAAAAATACAGTAGTCTTGGATCTATATATTGGCTGGTGCCAGAAGAACAACGCCTCAGCGAACTTGACGCATCAACATGGAATGCAATGTCTTTGACTGAACCACAAAAACATAACCAACTGCACGAACAGCAAGTATTTGACGATAAAGACATTGCCCAAGACGACCCAGTGCTAGTACAAGTAGTTCGAGAGCTTGGTGAAAAAGCAGACAGTCAATTCGCTTCTCTTAAGGTAGAAGTAATACCCGCTAACATTGAGTGAGAAATAGACGAATATAATGGCTTGGAGTGGGTTGCCGAAAAGGATCGCACTTGGGACTAACTCCTAGTATAATATATTATGGAAGCTAGACTACATCGAATCTACGTATCTGTCTCTACAGAAGAGCAGTGGTACGGTATCATGCAAGAGTGCCGAATTTGGTTTGGTAAGAACTGGCGTACACAACCCAGAGTCAAGCGCAAGCTGACCGAAAGTCAAAGGTATGATTGCGATCGCCCCAGCGTTCAGGTATGGTTTGAAGTGCCAGACCTACGCATAGCCACATGGATTTCAGTGAAATACAGTCTGCAGGTGGCCGGGGAGGCCAAGCATCGAGCCGGTAAATAAATTTATGCTCTTAACATATATCATGCTGGGAGTGGCACTGTGCCTTAGCGCTATCGCTGCTTTTTATTCTATAGTGGGTCTCATGGTCATCTTTGCCGCGGCAGCTGTACCTATTGCTGTAATGGGATCCGTGTTAGAAATCGCCAAGCTCACTGTAACAGTGTGGTTGCATGAATACTGGGCACAGGTCAGACGTAGCATGAAACTGTATTTGGTCACTGCGGTGGCGGTACTGATGCTGATCACTTCGATGGGTATATTTGGATTCTTGAGCAAGGCGCATTTAGATCAAGTAGTGCCCACAGGAGATGTAGCCGCCCGAGTACAGCTCATAGATGAAAAAATCAAGACCGAGCGTGACAACATAGAAGCCGCCCGCAAAGCTCTGCGTCAAATGGACGAGGCGGTGGATCAAACCATGAGTCGTAGCAACGATGAAAAAGGTGCAGACAAAGCCGCACAACTAAGACGCAGTCAAGCACGTGAGCGTGGTATATTGCAAAATGATATTACCACAGCACAGAAAAAAATAGCCGCACTCAACGAAGAACGAGCACCCGTTGCCAGCGAACTGCGCAAAGTAGAAGCTGAGGTCGGTCCTGTAAAATATATCGCAGCTTTGATCTACGGTGACAATCCTGACGCCAATCTGTTGGAAAAAGCAGTAAGTTGGGTTATAATCGTTTTAGTCTTGGTATTTGATCCTTTGGCCGTTATAATGTTGCTTGCCGCCACTGAATCAATGAAGTGGGAACGCGAAAAACATACTCAAACAACAAAGGAGAGTGACGATGCCGGCCAACTGGATGATCATGATAAATCTAATGCCAAAAATTTGGTGGGATTGGATACAAGAACTGAGCCTGATGTGCAACCCTTGGTTGCAGTGGTGGATACACCACAAGCAGAACCAGAACAAAGACCATTAGAGCCAGAAATAGAAACAGCGAGTACCTACCCTAAAGAATCCACTGACGAAAACAATCCTGAAAAGATAGCTCGTAGATTGTGGAAAGAACAAAATCCTGACGATACCATACATCGTCAAGAACAACTGCTAGAGCAAGGCAGGATACAAAAACTGCCTTGGGAAGATGTGATCCAAGCACGAACAGATGACATTGATGATTTCAATGATGTTGACTTTGGCACTCGGTTTCCCAACGACCCGGTCAAAGGCGATGCATATATACGAGTAGACTATCTTCCAACCAAGCTGTTCAAATGGAATGGACAGAAATGGATCGAGATAGACAAAAACTCCACGGACACATTTGCATATAATGATGAATACATTGACCACCTTATTGCCAAGATTGGATCCGGCGAATACGATCCTGATCTCCTCAACGACAACGAAAAACAACAAATAGAACAACGCCTACGTGCTGACAGCAAACTAGGATAAACATGGCAGAAAACCTCTATGAAAAATGCAGTTTTTGTAACAAACACAAAGACGAAGTAAAGAAACTCATCGTTGGCAACGAAGTAGCTATTTGCAACGAATGTGTGGATCTATGTCAGAGCCTGCTGATCGACGAACAAGCCACTCCTGACAAAAAAGATCTAAACGATATTGATCCGCAAGAACTCAAAGCCTATTTGGATCAATATGTTATCGGGCAAGATCGAGCCAAAACCGTGCTCAGTGTGGCCATCGCCAATCATTACAAACGCATACAACACACCAGCAAAGACGTAGAAATAGACAAGGCCAATATTCTCATGCTCGGTCCTACAGGGTCGGGTAAAACTCTGTTGGCCAAGACAGTGGCACGTTATCTTGACGTACCTTTTGCCATAGCAGATGCTACCAGCATTACCGAAGCTGGCTATGTAGGCGATGATGTAGAAAGTCTTATTACTAGACTGCTCACCGCAGCCGGCGGTGACGTAGAGAGATGCAAACGCGGCATAGTGTTTGTGGATGAAATAGACAAGATTGCCCGCAAATCTGAATCAACTTCTATTACCAGAGATGTATCCGGTGAAGGTGTGCAACAAGCCTTGTTAAAAATGGTAGAAGGCACCCTGTGCAGAGTACCTCCGCAGGGTGGCCGCAAACATCCCGGTGGCGAGATGATAGAAATAGACACACGCAACATCTTGTTCATTGCAGGTGGTGCTTTTGTCGGCCTGGAAGCTCTGGTGCAAAAACGTCTGTATGGCAGTTCCATGGGCTTCAACGCAGAAGTGCGGCAGACCAAAGACGTTGGCCTGGATCAAGTGGTACCCGATGATCTTGTGAAGTTTGGTATGATTCCTGAGTTTGTGGGTCGCTTTCCTAGTTGGGTAAACTTAGATGAGCTCACAACCGATGATCTCATACATGTGCTCACAGATACCAAGAACAGCCTGGTACGCCAGTATCAACAGCTATTTGCAGTGGATCAAGTTGATTTGGATTTTGACCAAGGCGCTCTAGAAACCATTGCACAGAGATCCGCAGACTTTGGTACCGGTGCCCGTGCTTTGCATTCAGAAATGGAACGGGTGTTGTTGCCGCACATGTATCATATCAAACGCTATCGCGATCGCGGAATAAATCGCGTAGTTATTGACAAGACCCAAATAAATAATCCTAGACCAATATACAAGGATGAATAGTTTGGGAAAATCAGTGATAGTCAATGACGGCAACATAGAACGAGCCCTGCGCAAGTTAAAGAAAAAGATAGAAAACTCGGGTCTGTTGTTTGAGCTCAAAGAACGCGAACACCATGTCAAGGCTACTACACAGCGCAAGCTCAAAGCATCAGCAGCCAAAAAACGCTGGCAAAAATATCTACGCAGTCAACAACTGCCGCCTAAATTGTTTTAATGTACATTGTATTTGATGTCAGATCTGTTGTTGACTTAGAACTAGTCAAGCAACAGATAGCTGACTGGGCCCAACAGTATCAAATACAATACACACAAAAAACTATCAAAAATCAACATCGCTTAGGACTCAATCGAGAAAGAGACTTTACTCTTTTTCGCATGAGCTGGCAAGGTGAACCCTACAAAATAGTCAATATCGGCAACGAAGGTTATTGACACCCTCTAAAAAATCTATTATAAATAAGCATGTAGATGCCGATGGTCGGGTCTACACTAGTCAACTTGCTTATTAAAAGGAGAAAACTATGACTAAAATCACATCTTTTGATCTCACACCTTTCTATCGCAACACAATCGGCGTTGATCGCTTGTTCAACCGCATCATGGATCAGTTTGACCATGCCGCACAGAGCCAAAACTATCCGCCCTACAACATCTTGAAAACCGGTGAAGACACCTATGAAATCCAGATCGCTGTAGCAGGATTTGCCGAAGGCGAAGTGTCTGTGGATTTTCACGAAGGACAGTTGGTTGTCACCGGCGAGAAAAACAACGATGAAAGCGAACTGAACTATCTACACCGTGGAATCAGTGCCCGCAAGTTTGTGCGTACTTTTCAACTGGCAGACTATGTAGAAGTTCGTGACGCTGTTATGAAAGACGGTATCCTTTGTGTACACCTGCAACGCATTGTGCCCGAAGAAATGAAGCCAAAGCGTATTGTTATTAGTTATGCAAAGTGATATAATACTAGCATAGCATCGTAAATACGTGTGGGGGCGACGCCCCCACACAACGCAAGGGAAAGAGATGTTATATACTGCTACCGAAACTAAAACTAAAATAAAACCCAGAGAAGATATCAAAGAGCCGCCCATGTTCAAAGTCATTTATCTCAATGATAATCAGACCAGCATGGAGTTTGTGATTGACAGCTTGGTGGAGCATTTTGATTACAGTCCCTCAACTGCTGAAAAACTCACCATAGATATCCACCAAGAAGGTTCTGCTGTTGTAGCAGTGTTACCTTATGAAATGGCCGAGCAAAAAGGCATCGAAGTTACAGTTGATGCACGTGGCGCCGGATATCCTTTACAGGTCAAACTCGAGCCTGACGCGACCTAAAGGGTCACTTCTATGCGCTTGGGATAATACACTGATTTGCTCCAGGCAGTACCTCTACGTCCTCGACAGTTATTCACAAATCGTACACCTGCTATCTCATGATCAACATCGTTGTGATAGTGTCCAAAGCACCATGTGCTGATCTTGCGTTCGGTGTCATTTTGGAAAACTTTGAGTATGTGGCTGTTGCCGGTACAGTTGAGTCTGTAGGTACCAGCAAGCTCTAGATCATGATCGATCAACTGTAGAGATGGTACAGTGTGGGTGACCAGCACTATTTTTTTTACATCACGGTGTGTTTGCAGTCGTTCCACACTTTTGGCTAGGTATGCATAGTCATTGAATGCCATGGCTTCAACATTGTTTACTTCAGGTTCATTGATCTGGTATCTTTCACGGAACCATTGTCTGCTTTGGTCATAGTCTATTTCTGAGTCTAGATCAAAGGTCCACCATGCATTGGTACCAAGAAAAGCCACGCCATCAACAATGCACACATTGTCCTGTAGATAGGTCACATTGGGTATTTGTTCTATCTGTTTGGCCAGACTACGATAACTTTCGCCCATGTCATCCAGAGAAAAACGATGCTCATCGTTGCCATCTATGTAAAACACAGCTCGATAACACTGACCCAGATGGGTGAGCGTTTTGATCACGATGTCTCTGTCTCTAGCGATGTCTCCGGCTACTACACAAATCATGCTGGTAGATTGCCCGGTCCAATCAAAAGATCCTTCCCAAGTTTCGATGTGAAGATCTGAAATTAAATCAAATGCAAGTTTCATGATACATATTTAAAAGGATATAACATGCACATAATATTTGGCAACACAGTAGCTAATGAAATGAAAGAAAAGTACACAGTATTGGAGTTGGATCGCATACAGATTGAACCCCAAGGTCCGGTATTGGATACTTACTGTATATTGGAAAAAGAACAGATTCCATTGGAGGACATCTGGAAGATAGAAAATCTACAGCTTTTACACAATAAACTCATGGAAAACTATCGTAAGAAGAACTGGAATTTTTGTGAACAAGCCTTGGAGCATTTGCACAATGCCTGGGGTGGAACTGTAAACAGTTTCTACCAAGAAATTTCTAATAGAATAGCTAAGTACAAAGAACAGGGCCCAGGTCCAGATTGGAAAGGCGTTTATGAAAAATACAATCGCAGCAGTTAGTGTTGCACTCACACTATCGTCTTGCGCATTATTTCCTAGCTATTTTGATGCCAACGAACAAGCTCGTATCACTGACATCATCCTGCTGAGCCAGGATGATTCTGTTTGTGCGCGAGCCGACATAGCCACAGTTGCAAAAGATATAGATCATTCTGCACAGTGGTTACAAATTTACAGTGCATCAATACCACGTAATAATGCACTGACAGACATGACAAAAAATCTTGCCGGAGTCACACAAGATTTTCGAATGTCGTATCAACGAGAAAAACAGCCTAGTCATTTTTACTGCCGGGCAAAAATAAAAATAATAAATGAAGCCACAACTAGAATGTTGGATGTCAGTGGCAGGAGACCTAGATCATGAGTATGATAGACATAGTTAATAACTTTTGTAACAGTGAAGGCGAACTTAGGCATCGTGTACGCCTGGCAGTGAGTTATCGAGATGCCTTGGCCCGTGGTGACATTGATGAGCGTGAGTTTCAAGAACTCATGACAGACTTGCAAAGATTAGAAAACATCCAGCTGAGTGCAGGCGAACTTGATGCACAAATTGTATTCAATGAGTGTATTGAATTTCTGAAAAATCTTCCTATCAAATAATCATCTTTTAATCTAGATTAAACAGCCGTTTTAGATTAGTCTGCTCTAGTTAAATAGTGTAGTTGAAGTCAAGGAGCAGACTATGAACAAATGGACTTTGGTTCAGATTTAAACAACTTAAAATAGTCTAACAGAAACAAACCCGCCCCTGGCGGGTTTCCATTTGCTCAAAATATCATCTTATTCAATATTTCCAATTATAAATAAATGCCCAAGGCAAATGAGGCATTTATGGAATCAAGATATAAAGAATTAGAAACTCTTGTAGGCAAATTTATTAAAGATTTACCAGAAGGCAAGGAATATGCAACTAGACTAGAAGAAGAACTGGAACTTGTTGCTAAGTTAGGCTTTACAAAACATTTCTTACGAGTAGTTGAAATATTAAATTTAACTAAAGACATACCACACATAACTAGAGGGTCAGCTGGCAGTAGTTTAATCTGTTGGATGCTAGGTATATCTACAGTAGACCCAGTCAAAGAACGCATACCCTTATCACGTTTTATGAATCCTAAACGTGATGATCTCCCAGACATTGATTTAGACTTTCCGCATTGGCAACAGGAAACAGTGATGAATCGTATATTCAAACACTGGCCTGGGCAAAGTGCTAGAGTAAGCAACTACGTTACTTATAAAGAAAAATCTGCTCGTCGCGAAGCAGCCAAGAGATTAGGAGCTAAAGGAAAACTTAAACGTAATTTCAAACTTGAAGAAGTTATAGACAAAGGCTTCGTACCGGATGCTGAACGACTGGCAAATAAATTGTTAGGTAAAAAACGCTGTATTTCAAAACACTGCGGCGGTATACTGATATTTGATCGTAGTGTACCTAAGAGTCTTATCAACGGTGAAAATCAGATCTTACTAGACAAGTATGAAATTGAAGATCTCGAACACTTCAAGATAGATATCTTGGCCAACCGCGGCCTAAGTCAGTTGTGGGAAATAGAACAACGAGATCTCATGGATTATCCTGAAGAAGACGAAGCCACAGCAGAATTACTGAGTCGTGGTGATATCTTAGGCGTCACTCAGGCAGAATCGCCTGCTATGAAGAGATTATTCCGTGCAATCCGTCCGCAGAATAGAAATGACTGTGTGCTATGCACAGCACTGATCCGTCCTGTGGCCACACAAGGTCGCCGCCGTGCCAGTTTCTTTCAAGATTGGAGCCAAGATAAATTTGAAGATACTATTGTATTTGAAGACGATGCTATCGATCTAATCGGAGAGATACTAGGCTGCGATCAATACGAAGCAGACATGTGGCGTCGTGCCTTTGCCAAAAAGAATGAAGAGAAAATGTTTGAGTTCATGCAGTTAGTGGGCGACCATCCTAGAAAAGATGATGTGTTTGCCGCACTCAAAGAACTCAGTCATTTTGGTCTGTGTCGCGCTCATGCTATCAATCTAGGACGTTTGATTTGGGCTTTGGCCTATCAGAAGGCACATAACCCAGTTAAGTTTTGGCAGGCCGCTCTCAAACATTGTCAGGGCAGTTACGCTCGTTGGGTTTATTGGCAAGAAGCCAAATTAGCAGGAGCAGTACAACCTTCTATCATAGAGGGCTATGAAGTGCAGGATTTAAAACAAACAGGAAAATGGCAGTCAAATAGGTTTATACCTGTGTGTTCTGAAATAAGAAAACCGGGTAGTGTAGAATTCTGCGGGCTAGTTGCCAATTATCGTGTATTCAAAAGCGGATCAAAAGATTATATTACATTTATAACATTAGGCACCGGCAATGGACGATATCTTGATGTGGTATTACCTCATGCTGTTAGTCTACACGATCATCCAATCGTATGGGGAACAGGAAAATTGGGGTATAAAAATAACACAGAATATGTTACAGTTTACAAACATAAACGTATGAAATTAGAGGAAATGGAGCATATAAAATGAAATCAATATTGAGTAGAGTACACCTGCACTCACACAAAGAGCCCCAGGGTCGTGCTTACATTGTCGGAGATAAAAAAGGACTTTTAGAACTATCTAAAACTATAGAAAAGGCCGCCCGTGGGTTTGTTGGTTTAGAATCAATAAATCTTTTTAGTTCGGATGGTCATGTATATGAATTGGTAGTCATTTCAGATGTATCCGAAGAAGAATGGCAAACGATGCCGGTTCCTTATGATAAAAAGTCGGATCCAGGGCAACTTAAATCAATAAAACAATTTGAATCTGTTAAGGAAGAAATCGATCAAAAAAAATCTATTACAATATTGTAATAATCTGCATGCTACAAGAGATTAAATATTGCTGTGCAAAAGACTTATCGCTCTATTTTTATTTCTGACATACACTTAGGTACCCGCGACTGCAAGGCCGAGCAACTCAATAACTTTCTCAAACATAATACCTGTGAAACACTCTATCTTGTTGGCGACATTATCGATGCGTGGAAAATTCAACAAAACCGGTGGCGTTGGAAACAAAGTCATACCAACGTAGTTAGACGTATCCTAGGGCATGCCAAGCGTGGAACTCGTGTTGCGTATGTAGCAGGCAATCATGATGAGTTTCTTCGCCCATTGATTCCATACGGTATAGGTTTTGGTATGATTGAAGTTTTCAATCAGACTGAGCACATTGGTTTAGACGGAAAACATTATCTGGTTACTCATGGAGATCTTTTTGACGGCATTACCAGACTGGCCCCATGGCTGAGTTTTTTGGGCGACAAGATGTATGATTTTGTGCTAGACTTAAACAGTAAATTCAACGCTCTGAGACACAGACTAGGACTGGGTTATTGGAGTTTAAGCAAGTATCTCAAAACAAGAGTTAAAAAATCTATAGATTTTATTTTCCAGTTTGAAAAAAATCTTGCCGCATACTGTAAGAAGCGTGGGTTCGATGGAGTGATCTGCGGGCACATACATCACGCAGAAATCAAAGAAATAGATGGTGTAGTCTACATGAACGACGGCGACTGGGTTGAGTCAATGACAGCACTTGTAGAACATTGGAATGGCCGTTGGGAAATCGTAACTTGGACTCGAGAAAAGGATGAGTAATGAAAAAAGTTTGGATATTGCATCATGCATCCGGTATAGAAAATTACGAAAATAAAAGATTGTTAGAATGCTTTTCTAGTAATGAAATAGAAGCCAAAATTCTTGAACCAAAATATTTTGATATTATTGTCAGTCGTGGAAGTGGTAAAAGTATACGTTACAGAGGTGAACGTATTGATTTACCAGATTTAATTCTAAGTAGGACAGGATCGGGTAGTGCTTATTTCACTTTGGCACTGATGCGCCAATTTGAACGATTGAGTGTTCCTGTAATTAACGACAGTGCCAGTGTTGGAACAGTGGCAGACAAACTGGCTACCAGTCAAGCACTAGCACAAGCAGGACTATCAATTCCCAAGACTGTTTTGGTCAATGGTGATGTCGATGTTGATTTAATTGAAAAAGAAATTGGGTTCCCATGTGTGGTAAAAGCCACAAGTGGAAGCAGAGGCAAAACTGTTTATCTATGCGAAAGCCGCAAAATATTCGATGGTCTAATGGAATTGTTGTCAAGCATTGCTCTAAAGAAAACACTTATCATTCAAGAGTTTGTAGACGCACAACCAGGCACGGATCTTCGTGTATGGGTAATTGGCGGCAAGTGTGTTGTTGCTATGAAGCGGAAAGGTGTTGATGGTGACTTCCGTGCCAACATCAGTCAAGGCGGCTCTGCTGAATTATTTGAAATAAACGAAGAAATTGATTACTTGGCCAGAGAAACAGCAAGAGTTTTAGGACTGCAAATTGCCGGAGTTGATCTGTTATTTGATCGAGACGGTTACAAAATCTGTGAGGCAAATTCAAGTCCAGGGTTCAAAGGCATGGACAAGTTTTGTGAACAAGATATGGCACAACGGATTGTTGACTATGTAAGGTTCAAAATACAATGACAAAGACAATCTTAATTATAACAGACAACTTACCAGAGCAGTGATTATGCCCAAAAGACCCTGCACCCAACTCATCACTCCTGCCATGTTAGAAAAATGAAGTAGCCGCCAGCGCATGCCGCCGCAATTGGAAAACCAACCTTGGTCACGAGTTTGAAAAGTCCATTTTAGCTTCTTTGATTCTCTGTGGGGATCCTTTGAAATATTTACCTTGATCTGGCTGCCATTGAGTATTGGCAAAAAATAATTTGACTTCTATCTCAAAATAGGATAAAATATAGCTTGTGTTTGTTTCTTTTGGAGTGTTTTTTGTAAATATAGCTCTTTTGGAAATATACCGAGTTATCTGTGGTTGTATGTGATGTACATATTACTACGGTAAAAATAACCTGTAAACAAGGAGGAAGTTATGACAGAGACAACATCAAAGTCAGAAACGCACCAAGTTGGCATGGTCAAACTTTTTGTAAGTCTGCCCCGTGTGATCGGCCTAATGATCGTTGCATCGATCTTGATCACAGTCACAAATTTGCGTCTGAATGCACTTGCATCTGATAACGAAGCAGCCTTATGGCGTCAAGGCTTCGTATCTACAGCGGACCGTTTCAAACAGTTGGAATGCTTGGCCCGCAACATTTACTGGGAAAGCGCCAATCAGCCTTTTGAAGGCAAGGTAGGTGTGGCCCAGGTAACCATGAACCGCGTGGAGGATGGACGTTTTGGCAAAGACGTCTGCGGTGTGGTATACCAAAAGAACGTCATCTACGAAAAGGTAGTTTGCCAGTTTTCATGGTACTGCGAATCCACACACAAAGTGCGCCCTGTGCATCCTGCACTATGGGATGAAAGCATGGAAGTGGCCAAGAAAGTGCTGTTAGAAGGATTTCGTTTGCCCAGTTTGAAAGATGCTCTTTATTTTCATGCTGATTATGTAAACCCTGCCTGGCCCAATATGC